CTATCAGAAGCTATTTTAAATGCTTTTTTCCTAGCCTTAGAATCTATTCTGCTAGAAAAAGAGCAGTTTACTGCATCTACACCTTTTTCAATTGCCCAAGCAATCCCAGCAATTTGTGAACTCCATGTTGTTGTATTGATTGCACCGTTACCATTATCTATCCTAGCACAATATATCTCTGCATCAGGTGCAATACCTATTACTTCGTTATTCAATCCTTGGGCATTTATAATTCCTGCCACTCTAGTTCCATGAGCATTTGCTAGATTTTCATTCCAAGGTTGAGAACTGTCATAAGTATTGATTCCTTCTTTAATTTTAAGATTCACATGTTTTTGTATACCCGTGTCTAAGATTGCTATTTTTAAACCTTTACCTGTAATACCCTCTCTATGGAAATTAGCTATATTCATGAAATCAAAGGCATACGTTGTTGTAGATTTTTCATATCTTACATCACCAGAATCCTCTTCCATATCTAAGTGTTCATTAAAATCTTCTTCTACGCTTTCTACTTCAGGTTTTTTAGATAACTCTTTAGCTTTTTCAGAATCTAAAGTAGCCATAGCAATTACATCCATATGAACTTCTATATCTTTAGCATTATATTGTTCTAGTATTTTAGTATCTTCTTCTTTTTCAAAAACAATTATATATCTACCCATTAATCAGTCACCTCAAACCAAATCATTGCTTCTTCAGGTTCTTCTTTTGATACTACAATAGGGTTTATAGTTGCTAGTCTCTCTTTGACTTTATCACTAACTTTTAGACTTTCTAAGAATGGGTAGTATGTTAAATTTTCTTTTTCAATTGTTTCTCTTTTTTGGTATTCTTCTACAGCTTTAACTACTGCTTCTGCATAGTCATATAAGTTTTTAGTCCATTTGTTTTTATCTTCCCTATTTGACCTCGACCAATTTCCATCTATAAAGAAATCTTTTCGTTGTTGGGTAGAAAGTTCTAATTGTACACCCATACCTAAAGTTGTTCTATTAGCAATATTCATAGGTTGTACTCCTGCTAGGTTACCTGGTGATTCTCTGCAGTCAAAACCTTTTTCTACTAAATTTTCCCATATTAGGTTTTTAAGGGCAGTGTTTCCACCACCCATATATGTGTAACTTTCATCTCCTGATGCCCCGTGTACAGATATAGAATGTTTTGAATCTTGTATCTTAGATATAATTCTCTGTGCATCATATCTTGTACTTGTTACATGTAGTTGTGTATTATTACTAGATAATTTAGCTACAAAAGAGAAGTAGTTATACCCACCTTTTTCAGCTATTAATCTGGATAATTCAGTACTTCCTATCTCGATACCTCCGCCATGTACAGCCATAGATATAATATCACTAGGTGCATCAATTGTTTCTATATCCCAATCTTCACCTTCTGTTGTTTTACTCATAAGTTCGGTCATAGATTCATATAAATCAGCCACCTATAATTCCTCCTTCACTCTATACGTAGGTAATGGTTTATCTACAAAGTATAAGTCTTTAATAATTGAATCTACTGTTGTTGATAACTTAATTGTATTTGAAATAGTTCCTGTATAGGATATATAATCAGTTACGTTATCTACTTCATTATCTATCATAACACATAGAACCTTACTCTTTGTAGACCATTTAATTGTTATTTTATTAAATGTATTTTCTTTAATTTTTTGAGAACTTTGTATTGTCACACCACCTACTGTAGCTTTAACTTGACCACTATTAATAGTTTCTATTAAAATACCTCCACCATCAATAAGTGAATTATTAGATAAACTTGTAGGTTCTACTTGAATACTTATTGTTCCTTCAGTTAAGTTTAACACGCTATTAGGTACTTGTAAAGTCTCATTTAATGACTTAAATACTTCTATACCTCCGTCTTTGTAGATAGGTTCATTCTCGTTAAATGTTACACCTCTATCAGTAACACTACTATTTCTAACAAATGTTGCTGTATAGTCTTTAGGGTTTACTGTACTACTTAAATCTTTAATATCTTCTTTCGTAGCATATTCATATTTAGGATTATATTTAGTTAATGTATCTGTGCTTCTATTATAACTTACTTGATAGAAATAATCATAACTTAGTCCTTTTATTTTAACATAGTAAGTCAAACTATTCATATTCTCTACTTCTACTCTACAACCTGTTGGAATAGAACCTCCACCAAAATCTCTAATTGTTATCTTACTTGAATAGAAAACAATATTATCTTGGAACGTATCTTTCATATAAAGGATAAGCTCTTCTATTGTATTTATGAAGTCTCCTGTATATTCATTCACTAATTTGTTATCAATATTTGTCTTGTAAGGATTATAATTAGCTGTAGGTGCCAAGAAGGGTTCACCTATTGCATTAAATGTATAATCTTTTTCCTTAGGTTTATACTCTACAAGTAGTACACCTTGATTATTAGCATTAGCATTTGTTCTACCTTTATATACAATAATACTGAATAATCTATTGTTGTATGAGAAAGCACCTTCATGTTCAATAATATCTGCTGTTTTTCCTTGTTTACTTAAATAGTCTCTTAGTTCTTGTGGATGATAAGTGTAATCATTCATAATATCTCCACTAGGACTTATCTCTTGGACACCTTGTAAATGATAAGTGTGTATTTCTGTATCTCTAGAAGGGTTATAGTTACCTCCTAGAGTTTGCACTATTGTGTTATTAACTAAAGTCATACCTTGTTTCTTAGCTGAGTTATTCGTAACCCCATTTAATAAATCTTCAGACCATAATGTTGAGTTAGAAGGATTTATCCATAAATAACCTGTTCGTTTACTAAAGTCTTTATTAAAGAATACAATTGTATCTCTTTGCAAGTATACTCCTTTGGTTTGGTTATAATATTCTACTCCCCAACCATCTTTTGTTCTGAAGAAGTTCATATAAGCATTTAAATTAAACTCTTTAATTGGTGTTATAGTAGATCTTTCTTGTATACTTCTTAAACTTGTAACATCAAACTTACCAATGTTAAAGCTATCTGTTCTAGCATAAAGATATGTTTTATTGCCTTCTGTTTCTACATGTAATCCTTCACCGCCTGTCGTTCCTGCAAAGAACATGTTTACATATTTAAAGAATTCATCATATACAACAATAAGTCTTTTACTTCCTGATTCTGGTGCTGAGTGTATAATATACGTATAACCATTATGAATTGCTAATCCTTGTGGAAATAAATAAGATAATTTTTCAGATGTTATAATACTATCATAATCTTTAAACTTAAAAGGTAAATCTGCATGTATCTTAATATCTCTAAATGTTGTTTGTCTGTATTTCTCTTCTGTTTGTTTAATCTCTGGAATACTATCTACATTCAAATCATTTTTAAATGTTACCAACTCTCGAATAATTTCATCATTTGTTTGTACATACTCATTAATATTACTCATGAAATTATTTAAGTTAGTAATATTTCCTTCTACTCTTGAAGATACTTGTTGAACTTGAGTATTAAGTCCTGTAACTTGTTCTAAAGCACTTTTAGAACGTTGTTCAGACCTCTCAGAAGCATCTATAACATCTAGTAGGTTTTGCTTACCTGCACCTTCTAAAAGGTCATTCACACCTTTTAAAGATTCTTGTATTTCTTTTACTTTAGCTAACTGTTCATCTATTTGATTACCTATATCATCTATCATAGGTTTACCATCTAAAAGTAATCCTTGGTCAGTAAATCTTAAATCATGATTACCGTTTTTAATATAGAAATCATTATGTTCTTTATCTATACCATACTCTACATAATCTTGTCCATTATCAAGTATTAAATCATCTTTCTGGGATAAGGTACGTTGGTTTCCTTGGTCATCTATCTCCCAAGAAGTTCTACTATTCGTTTCAGTATTAAGTACAGAGAACCTAAGCGTACCTTGTTCTGTTAGCTGTAACATTGTAATATGATTATTTGTATTTAAATCTCCTTGATGTTTAAATAACATGTCAGGTGCTCTTTGGTTTCTAGACTCAATGATTTCACCATTACCATATTTAGAAGACATTAAGTCTTCATATTCTGTACCTATACCAAAATCAGTTGCCATTGGTTTTTCATCATCTTCAGATGTTATTGATAAGAATGAGTTACCATTTAAACTTCTAACAATTGTACCGTTACCATTTTGGAATGAATAATTTAAAGAAGGGTATATAGAAAACATCATACTACCATAAGTATAAATATCATCGTTTCTAATGTCCCCACTTTCTAATGGGTTAGGTGTTAACATCTTACTATCTTCAGGATTAGAATAAATAGATAAGACAATAGGGTTTCCACTTTCACCTTCTATAAATCCTAATAAAACTAACATACCTGGAATAATTAATGGTGTAGAACCAAAAGGTCTTCCTTCTGGTGTTCTACCTGTAAATCCTCTTGGAAATGGTATAGAATATTGTCCATCTGTACCATTTACTCTTCCTGCATATGTTCTACTTGTTCTTACTTCTACAGTACTATATTGATAATTAACTTTCGTTATTGTACCATAAGTTAAATTATTAATCTTAAAATCATCTGAATCTGTTTTCTTTAAGTTACTACCTAAAGAAGATTGCATTTGCATAGCCATCTATTTACCCTCCACATAAAAATCAAATATAGGGTCTTTATACCTCATAACTCTTCCGTTAAAAGCTTCCCAAAGTTCTTCTAACTTATAAGTTCTCACTCTTCCAGATTCGTCTATAGGGAAGTAACCTATAATAGTTGCTACTTCTCCATCTCCCATATAAATACCTACATTATCATCATTAATACCAAAGAATATTAAATCTCCTTCATTAATTTTTGAAATATCATCTTTGTATTTATGACCTTTTTCTAGTATAGTATTAAAATTATCTCCTGTCAAGACATCAACACTTCTTAATGGATATTCTAATTCTACATCTACATTATAATATAACCAATAAATAAAGTTGTAGGAATCACAAGGAAGTTGTTTATCATCAGTTACTAATGGATTCTGAAACGGATAACCTTTATACATATAATAAATATTATCTAAGTTAACATTACCTATCATATATTCATAATAAGCTTGTTCTGACTTTCTAAGTTCAGGTTCTAGGTCTTCATAATCCATATAAGTAGCATATATTTGTTGTATATCTGAAGATAAAGAACTTATAAAATAACTTGATTTAAGTGTTTTTTCTACTTTTATTTGTTCAGTATGTTCTGATTCGGCCTTCTTACCATCATAAGTATGTGTTAAGGTTCTTACCTTAATATTCACTTCATATAAACCTGTTCTTATTTCTTTTATATCATAGTTAGAATTTGTTATTATCATTTGTTGAATTACATTGGAATAAGGTCTTAAATGTGAGGCTGAATCTACTGTATCTGTTTCTGCTATTTGTTCTAACTCTTTTTGTTTATCAAATATTGTGTCTCCATCAAAATCTTTTTCATATTCATATATATTTTTAATATACATCTCTACTATTTTATTAATATCTGTGTCCAAAAATATAACCTCCTTAGTCGTAAATAAACTTAGCATTTTTCCCTTCAGGTGAACTCATTTTTATTGTTCTCTCACCATAACCTTTTGGTGTGTCATAGTTGTATTCAGACACATGGAATGATTTACCATCACTTGATACCGATTCAACAAAAGCTACGTGACCGTATCGAGCTGAACCACCTTTTACTCCTCTTTGCCAAACTGCAACTGCACCCTGTTTAGGTGTATTGCCTGTTTTAACTCCAGCTGATTTAGCTGTTCCTATCCATTCGGCAGCATCCCCATTAAATGGTGTACTTAATCCTAATTCATGCCGTCTATTATAACAATACCAAGTACATTCTCTAGCCCACTGTCCTGTGTTAGGGTTTCCTGGTGCTGTCCAAGAAGTATTTTTTTTGTTTTTAGGTGTTGGTAGTTTACCTTTATATTTTTTAAGTCCTGCTAGTGTTCCTCCACCATGTTCACTTCCACCATCACCATCATCAGATTTTTTCTTAGAAGCCACACCTTCTTCTTTAAGTTGTGTTAAAGTTTTCTCTCCTAAGTATCCACCTAAGAAGTCTACACTTTGACCCCATAAGAAAGCAAATCTGTTAGACGAACCATTTTCATTCTTATCATTAGGTTCCATTCTTAGTCCTCTAGTTACTCCTAGAGTTGTTGTATATCCTTGTTGCATATCAAAGTTATGTTCAACAGATTCTATATAATATTCCCAACGTTCATTATTCTGTCTGTTGTGCATGATTAATCTCTTACCTAAATCATAATCCCCACTACCTATTACTGTTAATGAACCATTAGAGAAGTTTTGATTTGCATGATACCAGTTAAATAGTTTTTTAGAGAATATAGAGAAAGCATTATCCCCTGCTGCTGCTCCCGTTTCTTGTGCATTTTGAACTCTTTGTTTAGCTCTATCTGTAAACTTCTTATAGTCATCTAAAGTTAAAGCACCTTTTTTCTTCTTGAAGTCTGCTGTTAATTGTGCTATATGTGTTTCCTTTATCATTGGGTATTTCTCTTTAACTGCTTTAGTTAATTTCTTATAATCACTATCTTCTTTAAAAGTTTCTTTAAATTTACTTTGAGGGAACTTACCTTCTACAAAACTTTGTACATCTTCTGCTGAAGGGAATTTTTTAAGTGCATCTTCAGTTACTTTTCTATTAGGGTCTATACCTGTTACTTCTTGGAAGTATTCTTTAGGTAAGCTATTTGTTTTAATATACTTCTCTACAAGTTTCTTAGCTTTAGGTTTATCTAAACCTCTATATTTAGAAGACATTCTCTTGACAATTCCGTCTTTATCTCTAGAAACACGTTTTTGTCCAAAGTCTTCAAGTTCGTTAAATATTTGGTCATATGTTATTTCAACATTACCTTTATCATCGTTCTCTTGGCTATCCCCTTCTTCAGAGTTACTATCTGAATCAGTCATAGGTAAGAACATATATTCTGCTTCTAGTTTCTTATAACCATATCTATTTCTTAGAGCTCTATGTGTTTGTGGTCTTGAAGATACTTTAGAAGTTAATTCTTTAGTTTGTTGAGGTGTTGTAACGTTAAATACTGCGTATGACTCAACATCGGATTTACCTAAGTCTTCATTTATTAATCTTCCAGTTTCTTCATAAACAATTTCTAAATTTCTCCAGTCACTTGGGTCAAATGGAGTTCTTCTTAATACTAATTCTGACTTTCCTTCTTCTCCATTTCTAAAGAATAATTCATTAAATGGTTTACAAGTAATTAAATCTAACATCTGTTTGAAATTACCATCAAAATTAATTAAGTTTGAATGGTCTTGTAAGTTTTCATATTCTTCCCAACTAGCTAGGTTTCTAGTAAAGTTACTTTTAAGTGTTTTATCGACATTACCATGTTCACCTGAATAATCATATTTCATATATTCTAAAAATCTATCTAAAGCTGAGTTCATAACTTCTTTTGCTGTTTTACCAGTAAACTCAATACCATGTTCTTTATCATCGGGCAACCAACCTACACTAGAAGAAAGAACTGCACTTACTTCTTGTATAATACCTAGTCCAAAGTTTAAGAATGGTTTAGAAAATGATTGTCCTGTTACTCTGTATACTGCTTTATCATTAGAGTGTTCTCCAACTGTAGATACTTGACTTACCATTCCGTTTAGTATCAAGCTTTCTTTTCCATCTGTAATTGTTTCATCTTCTATTACGTATATTTTAATAATATCATTTGCTTGTAGTACTCTATCCCATTGAACATCCCCATAAAGAATAATTTGGAATACTGCACTATCATCAGACATTGAGTTTTTTGTTTGAAATTGTATAGAACGACTTGTTTTTTCGTTGTCAGTAGCTGAAGCTCTTGCTTCATATTCAAAGGATATAGCATTAGTATCATTAATAGCTTCTACCCTGAATCTTGGTCGTCTTACGTGATAGCTTTTAGTCAATCAGTGTCACTCCTTTTTTATATGTATACATAGTAGGTTTTACCCTACTATGTTCTTCGATAGTTATTTTGGAAAATATCAAAATCACTTGAATCAAAGTAACTATCTAATCTATCTCTAACAGCTTGTGCTGTTTCTGTTGGACTATCTCCACCAGTAATATTAATACTTACTGATACGTTAGCAGTATTACTTGAAGATGGTTGAGTCATTGTTGCTTGCTGGTTTTGTAATGTAGCCATAGAGCGGTTTGTGTAAGATGGTTCAGATGTCCAATCTTTACCACCTCCACCTCCTCCGTATTTTTTCTTAAAGGCTTTAGCATTGTTAACTCGAGTACCCATCATAGCTTCATTTACACCCATACGTTCAAATCCTGTAGCAAATGCTTGAGTATTTTTCTCAAGACTAGCATTTTTACTCCATCCAGCATTTTTAAGATTATTACTTTCATAATCTGATTGCATTTCTTTCCATAGATAATCTAATTGAACATCTAAATCACTTGATTTTTTTCCTTTAGATTTAGCAAAATTATCTAGTCCTGTTTTTCTAGCACCTAACCATTGAGCTATACCAAAAGCTCCGCTAGAAGGGTTTTTAGCATTAGGGTCAAGATTAGATTCTTGTTTTAGGTTACCCATAATAGCACCTACTTGGTTATCAGATAGTCCTTTAGATTTTAAGAAACTATATATTTTCTTAGAACCGCTACCTCCAACATCTGATGCACTACCACCTGAGTCTCCTGAATCGCTATCTCCCCCACCTGTATCTAAACCTTTGGCTTCTTGGATAGATTGTTCCCAGCGAGTTAGTAGGTTTTTGAACATGTTTAAATTTTCAGATTCAGATTTATTATTTTTCTGTCTTAGTTCTTCAGCAGTCATTTTTTTCTTCTTATTATCTGAGCCTTTAACACTATTTTCTTGACCTCCTAAATTTTCAGTACTATCGTAAGCTCCTGCAATTCCAGTGGAATCTTGTCCTCCACCGCCACCACCTTTGGCTTTATCTCCTCCGCCAAAGAGTGACTTGACTCCATTAATAGCTCCCATAACAGGTTTTCCTACAATAGAATCTCCGAAACCACCTTTACCATCTTTATCTCCATTACCCCAACTAAAGTCTATAAGTCCACCTTCACCAAAGACATTACCTTCTTTAAGTGCTTTATCATTTTTCTTAGAAGTATCATAAGCATGTTCTCCTACAGAACCACCTAGAAGTCCTCCTGCTGTAGCTCCAATAGCTGTACCTATTCCAGGTACTATAGAACCTAGAGTTCCTCCTATAGTAGCTCCTGCTGTCGCTCCAACACCACCACTAGCACCTTTCATATCTCCTTCTGCTAATGAGCTTCCGATACCTAGTGCTCCTAGTGCTCCACCAACTAATGGAATACCTTTACCGAACTTACCTACTTTTCCTAGTTTTCCTAACATACCTGAACCTTTATTTAAAGTTTTACTCATGTTACCTGTAGGTGATTGTCCACCAAAACTAGATAGCTTTCCAAATCCTTTTTGGGCAAATCCTTTAGATTTATCAAAACCTTTACCTAGTATAGATTCAGTTTTAGACACTTTTTCAGACTTAGCTAAATCACTTAGTTTACCTTTAGCCATATTAGGGAATCCTCTTAAAGCTCTATCTCCTTTAAGGAATTTAATTCCAGCTTTTTTACCTAGTCGTTTAGCTCCACCTTTTTTATAAGTATCTTTACCTTTACCGTAGATACCTTTACCTTTTTCAAATCCTTTTTTACCTAGGTTTCCTAGTTTACCTATTCCACCATTCATAAGAGCTTCCATAGCCATCATTTGCATCATCATAGTAGCCATAGAACCCATAGGTGAACCTCCTGTAGGATTTCCTTCTTCATCGGTTTGTCCGCCACTCATCATAGAACCCATCATCATAGGCATCATACCAAATCGAGCCATTCGTCCTCCTGCTTGACCGATTTTACCTAACATACCTTTACGTTTTCCACCTTCTTGAGTGTCTCCACCTCCGAATGGGCTTCCCATCATTCCACCCATCATCATTCCAGACATCATTCCGTCATCTACAATACCACTATAACCTGAGCTTTTTTCATTAGATTTTCCACCTGCTCGTTTTTTTCCTCTAGGTGTTCCACCTAAGTTTGTTCCTTTTCCTGATTTGTTATTTTTGTCTGCTCTTTGACGTGTCATAGTAGAGCCTCTTCTATTTGCTGCTCCTCCTGCTCGTTTCATTCCGTAAGCTCCACCCATCATTGCAGCAGATGAAGCCATACTAGCTACCAGTGCTTCCCCAGCAACCATTATTTGATAAAATACTGGGTTTAATCCAGCTAACATACCTTGGAAGTTTCTTAAAGCTCCTGTTGATTCGTATAAAGCTTGTGATTGTGATTCTTGTCTAGCTTGGTTTCGGTTATCTTTACCTTGTTGTTGTTCTGATTGGTCTTTGTTGTTTTTATCTATTTCACTAGAATCTTGGTACTCTTTCACTTTCTTACCTAGTTCTTCCTCAGATAATTCACCTTTATCATACAACTTCATGATTTCTTCGGCTTGTTGACCACTAAGTCCAAAATTATCCATAAGACCCATACCTGTAGCAGCTTCTTGTTCAGGTGTTGCTGTACCATAGAATCCCATGAATTGACTTAAATTCTCCCCTAATTTACTAGGGTCTCCTAAATCTCTTCTTTGTTGCCATGCTCCTGTAACACCTGTGTATTCAGAACCGAACCCCATGATATTCCTCATTCCAGGGTCTTGATAAGCATTAGAAAGACCTTGTTGTATTTGAGTTAAAGCATTTGCACCTTTTTCACCTTGTAATGCTTTATTTCCTGATTCTGCAAAAGTACCTTGTAAGCTAGCAATAGAATTTAAATCAGCAGTTGAAAGTTCACGTTGAGCTCCTATTGTATTAGACATAGAAGATAAAGCTTTTAATTGTTCATCTGCTTGTGCTTTCATACCTGATTCTTTAATACCACCAGATACTGTTTTTTGGAATTGTTTTAAATCTACGTCATCATCAATTCCACCACTGTGCATAATATCTGTCATAGATTTCAAGTAAGATTCTGTGTCAGCTACACCCATACCTCTAGCTCCTGTAGCTAGTTCTGTTGTGATTTCTTGTTGATTAGGTAATCCTTTATCTCCAATTGCTTGCATAGCTTGTGAAGACATTTTAACGAGTTCTGAAGGTGAAAATCCTAAACCTCTATCATCAGATGCTTGGAATAAGTTTTTTCTTAAAGAAGAATAATCACTTGCACCTGTTTGTTGTCCTAATGCTATTTCTTCTCCTCTAATACCTTCTAGAGAGCTTTTACCTTGAGCATATTGTAAACCTAATGCTCCACCTACTCCCATAGTTGCGTGAGATGCAATGGATGGTGCTCGTTCTAAAGCAGTACCTAAGAATGTATCTCGACTTCTAGCTACTCTCCCTTGTTCAAATTGTTGTCTTGTTGCACCCGTTTTACCTAAATCATTAGTCATGCTTTTTAAGTTAGAGACATATTTTTCTCTCTCTTTAATCTCTTTATCATATTGACTTGATAAGGTAGAGTTATAAGCTGTTTGTTCTCTATGTTCATCTTTCCCGATTTTATTACTTGAATAATCTGTATTTGCTTTCTCTTGGTTTTTAGCAATATCATCTTGTTTTTTTCTTAGCTCTTTTAAAGAAGCTTTAGCTTTCTTAAGCTCATTTCTATATTGGTCGTAATCTTGGTTTAAAGCTTTAGATACTTCCGAACCATCTCTAGCAGAATATCTACCATCTCTACGTTCTCTTTCATTTGCAGATGTAATTCTGTTTCTTTGTTTATTTAAAGTCTTGTTAGCTTCTTTTGTTTTGTCTATATTTTTCACAGACTTTTCGTATTCTTTAGGCATTTTACCTAAACGTTCCCAATCTTTAATCATTGCTTGAACGTTAGGGTCTCTTGTTGTTTTTAAACCATTAAACTCTTTTTGTTGTTTAATTGTTTGACTCATTGTTCCATTCAAACCATTTAATGTTTGATGCAACATATCATAATCAGCTTTAATACCTTTAGATAATCCAGTCTTCTGAACATCTTGTAATACACCTTGTAAGTCTTTCATATGTTTAGTCATTTCTTGTGTTATCTTTAATGAACTATTCATATCTTTAGAAGATACAATTGTATTACCTTGGTTTTTATTCATTATCTTTTGTAATTCTTTATTTAAATCTACAGCTTTTCTAATCTTTTGTTCATAGTCTTTTAAAGGCTTGGACATATTTTGATTTTCAATAGATTTTAAATTTGTAAGTATTGTCTCCAGTTCCTTATTTAACTTGGAACCATCACCATTTATGGTTAAATTATAAGTTTCATTCATTGCCATTTGTATACCACCACTTTTCTAAAAAAATAAGGTAGTGGATTTTAACCACCACCTTTAAATATCGAAGAAATCATCTGTTTCTTCTTCTGTACCATTGAATAAGCTTATTGCACTTTCTAAATCATCTTTAGTCATATCTTCTGGAATTGTTGTAGAAGGTTTTTCTTCTTTAGTTTTTCCATTGCTTACTTCATCATCAAGTTCTTCGAGTTGTTTATTAATATAATCTCTAACTTCATCTTGATGGTTTTGTTTAATCATTTCTTGTTCTTCTTCTGAGTAATCATCAGCTTTAATACGTTCTGCTTTCTTACGTCTTTCTGTTTCAGAAAGTAAAGCATCTACCTGTTTAGCTAAATCATCTTCATCATGGTCTTCACGTAATGGGTCAAACGTTTCAGAGTCTTCACTCCACCATGAATCATCATCATCTTCAACTGTGTTTTTAAGTCCTTTAGCCATTCTTTGTTGTTCTTTCATGTCCATTTCCATATTAGCAAATATGTACTCTATTTGGTCAGGGGATAGATTTTGGAATCTTTCATCTGTAGGTAGTACTTGGAACTTATCCATGATTCTCCACATATTACGACCATAGTTATTCTTCGCAACATGCTTCATACCACCTAGTTCTTGTATATCTCTTCTAGTAACGAAAGGTTGATTGAAAGTCCATCCAATCATTATACATTTGAATTAATGGAGCTGGGTTATATACATCTTCTTCATTCTTGAAATATTTAGGAACTTCGTCACCTACAACTTGAATTGTAGCTAACATTTCAAAAGCATAATAAATATATGCAGGTTGGTCTACATCCGTACCTCCAAGGTATTTGGAGCGTAGAGCATTAATTTGACCTTGTTCAATCATGTTAGGTAAATGTAATTTAATTGTGAATGTTAAACCTAGTTCTCTAAAGTCATAGTGTTTAATAAATGTATCATTGTATCCTCTAATAACTTTATCTAATACTTTTTGTTTCTCTTGTTCTTGTTGGTATTTTAATTCTTCTATTTCTTCTTTAGTCATTTCAGAAACAGGTTTTTGTTTTTCTTCTTTAGACTCCTTTTCTTTAGAGTCTTCTTTAGAATCTTCTTTTTTATCTTCTGTTTCTTTAGTATCTTTTTTATATTTTAATTTATCTATTTCTTCTTCGGTCATTTCAGATAAATCTTTTTTAGTTTCTTCAGCCATAATATAAACACTTTCTCCTCTTCTTAGTAATTATTTTTTCCTTTTACATATCTAATATAGCACGCAATAATATTATTCTATCTTATTTATATCAATTATATCATATTATTTATATATAACAAAATAGGAATAAAAAAATAGACCTAGAAATTAATCTAGGTCTTAAATATTATTTATACTCAAATGTATATCCCTTTAAACTTTTACCTTTACCTCTTAAAACTTTACTTATGTTAGTTCCTGAAACCCCTATTTTCCTACCTACTTCATTTAGACTTCCTATTATTTTGTCTCCTGTTTCTATATTATAAGCTTCTACTTTTCTTTTTTGAGATTTACTTCTAGCTTCTTCTAAACTATATCTATACTCTTGTCCGTCTATTCTAAACATTTTTCCTTTTAATGATACTCTGTTTCTTTTACTTGAAATATATGTTGAGATTCCTTTTATACCTGTCTCTCTTTCTGCTTGTGCTATAGATTCAAATTTTGTTTCCTTTCCTGTTTCTATATCAATCATGTATACTTGTCTTTTAGGAACCGCAGGTTTATTTACCTTTTGAGGTTTTCTTTTTTTTAATTTTTCTCTAACTTCTTTTGGATTGTGTTTATATTCTTCTCCTACTTTTTTAAATATAAAACCCTTTAAACTAACTCTTGTTCTATCTTCTTCTCTAGGAAATATTAAGTTATAAACTCCAGTTAGACCTAATTCTTTTTGACACTCATTAATAGAATCAAATTTATATTCTTCCATTGTATATACATTTAGAGCAACAATAGGTGTTTTTTCTCTAGGTTTTTTTAATGGTTTGTTTTTCCTTTTATCCTTTCTTTCTTGACAATTTAAAATTCTTATACTTTCTAAATAATCATCTTCAAAAGACATGAGATAACCACCAATACTATCAGTCTCCCCATTTAAACACTTATTAATATTTGATTCATTTATATCTTTAAATTCATTTAATATATCTCCATATGTTCCTGTAAATTTAATATTCTTTCTTTTATTTTCTATAGTTATATTTCCTTTAAATTTATTTGCTTCCTTATATAATTCTATATTTTTAGGTTTTTTAATATCTTTGAAATACCATTTTAATATTTTATAAATACTATCTATAGAATTTTCTAAGTAACTAATTTCAATAAATATGATACCGTTATCTAAGCAATATTCTTTTTTAAGTTTATCATTCTTTTGTATACTTTTTAAGTCAAATATAGTTTTATCAACATAATGTTGTTCACCCATATATTCAATACAGTAATCTTTACCTCTATACTTAACTTTAAAATCCATCCTTTGTTTTCTTTCTTCTTTGTTAATTATTGTATATTCTCTTTCATAAGTCATATTATTATACCCTAATATCGTATCTACTATTTGCTCTCCTATAGAACCTTTATTTCTTCTATTTGTTAATGTCATAATATATCCTCCTTTTGTTTATATTTATATTATATCATAGTTGCTCTGTTATGTAAAGTATAAAAAAAATAAACCCAACTTTTATTGTTGGGTTTAAATATTCTAAAATATTATGATGCTTTATCTGCGATTATGTTACGATTAGGTTCGTTACTCCTAACCTTCTATATGTTTCCATATAGTCCAGACTATATCACTATCCTATATTGTATAGGATAATCCCCATTTCCACTCACTTGAGCGTACTCTCCTTAGAGATAGTCGTTGCACCTTCCTAATTATAGGCTTGGCTCAGGATTGCCTACGTCTTAATTTCGTTTAGGGTTTCCCTGAATTAGAGGATTGATTCAATATACATTACTGTATAAGGGCACTAGAAATTTAATGCTGTAAGATAAGAAACAATTTTGTTACGAATAGAATCGTTAATTCTATCCTTCTATATGTTTCCATATAGTTCAGACTATATCATCACCTTAAAATTGAAGGTGTCTCCCATTTCCAATCACTTGATTGTACGTCCGTAGACTAGTCGTTGCACGTTCTCTTGTTTTAAGAGCTTCGCTCATGATTGCCCTCATCATTACTTGTTAGGGGTTTCCATGAATTAGAGAGATTTGCTATAACCATTTCTGATTATAGGAGCTTTTTACCTACTCAATACTTTCTGTAATCATTTCATTGGTATTAATTTCTTCATCCATTTACTTCTACAATGGTCGTTAATCATTGTACGTTCTTTTAGAACTGCTATATGTTTCCATATAGATGAGACTATATCATAATCCTTTTTATATTAAGGATTCTTTTCTTTTCCATTTAACAAGGATTTATTTGGTTATTACCCAACACCTTGACCACTTGGCTGTACTCTTACTCCCTTCACTTATATGAATAGGTTTCTGTTAGTCGTTTGGCATTTATGACTGATTAAGTCAATTTAGCACAGGATTGCCTTATACAAATTGTACTTAGGTTTCCCTGTTTAGAAAAGTTTTTCGATAGGAATTACTTCCTAAAGCTACAAATTTTATAGTTATTAGCACTACAACCATGGTATGCTATGATTACACTCTTAGTTAAGTTATCTACAACTAAAATGTCGATAACATCTTTTTTAAGGATTTCTTCACCTAAAGAAGCATATCCTAATTTTGCGAAGTTTTCTTTTTTCATTCGTAATCTTTCTATTGTAACCGTACCTTCATATCTAAGGTAAACGTGTTCTTGTGGCATAATTGAACCAATTTCATATACGCCCTCAGTACCGTATTCACGAGTACCTGAAGCTGATTGAGCTCTGCCTACAATTTTACCTTTAATCATGAGATAGACGGTATTACCAGTGTGAATGGACTGTTTAGCTTCACTTGCCATCTATATTCACTCTCCTATTTTGTTTAACTTTTTCATAATAGGAGTACCTAATCTAGGTACTCCACTAGATTAGGCTTGTAATTGTTGTTCTTTATAAACCAATGATACAGTAATTTTTTTCAATGTTCTGATTGGGAATACTGTCATTGATATACGTGCTTCTTTACCTTCAATAATAACTTGTACGTCTTCTGGTGTGAAATCTTGGATTTCATGGTCACGTTTTTTACGTTCAAGATAAGACTGAATAAAGTCTTTGATAATTGAAGGACTTGTTTCTGTTGTTCTAGTACCGATGAAGTTATCATCGAGTAAGACTTTAAGTTCAGAACTTAAGAAGTCGTTTTCTTCACCAATTGCCATTTCAGATTTAACAGGGTCTCTTGTATCATTGAATGTTGTAACATCATCTACAATACGGAAACGAGTATTTAATCTGTCACGAACGAATTCGATAGATACAACACCGTTTTCGTTTAATTGGTCTAAGTCTGCTGACTCATAAACTTGGTCTAATGAATTAATACCGAAGTTCTTGAATGTGATTGATTCACCAATATCTAGCCCACTTGCTAAACCACCAATAGCTGCTGCTACCATATATGCAGGTACATGGTTTCTACGTCCATCTCCCATCATAAATGTACCAGAGTTAGCTATAAGTGTAACACGAGGATTTACTAGAGCTGAAGCACGACCAATTAATTGTTCTTTTGCTTCATTAAATCCTGCACCAACAATAGCTCTCATTGGTTCTCCTGCATCTGTACGTGAAGTTACAAAGTGTGCAACCTCTGCGTGTACAGATTGTCTAGAACTTAGTGGTACAATGTAGTATCCACCTTCATGAGCAAATTTATCTAATTTTTCTGACCAAGTACTTGGTGGTGTTCCATTTGTTCCACCTTGTAAGTTAGACAATTCAAATGGTTCGATTTCTTGTGTAGATACAGTGCTTCCTGCTGTTACTTCAGCACTAGTTTCTCCTGCTTCTACATCTACGTCACTTGGAGATTCTTGTTGTGCTTCTGCACGTTCAATTGTAACTGCTTGGTCATATTTTGTTTGATTTAGAATATCACCGAATATTGCTGTTACATAAACTCCGTCTTCAACTTTAATATCTACATCTTTAGCTTCATCTAAATACTTAGTTTCTAAGTCTTTATTTCCAAAAGGTGATAATGTAGCTTTAAAGCTTGGTAAGTTGTTTACATCTTTAATGATGTCATTTGTATATTCATATACACCTTCACCTAGTGCATAGTTTCTTACTTCTGAACCATCTTCACTTAAGATTAGGTTTGTAGCTTTTCCAGTTTCTTTACTATGTTTAACTGTATAAGTACCTTGACCTTCACCTGTATATTCTAATTTGAAGATGTTACCGATATTATCGTAAGTGTTACGAATACGGTCTTTATCAAAGTTAACTTTCAAACGGTAAGAATCTGTAATAGTGTTTTCTTCTAAAGCAACTTGAATGTCGTTAGAATCTACACCATAGATTTTAGATTTAAAAGTTAATCCACCTTTAGTTAGTGTTGCAGGTTCTGCATCTTCAATACGCATTGCTAAAATAGTTCCTGCTGTAAATTGTGGGTTTGTAGTCCATGCTAAATGAATAGCATCTACTAACTCTCCTGAACGGAAAACTTGTTCAGCTTGTGAATAATTTCGTAATTCATATACTGTGTTAGGTTCCCCACCTTCAGCTTGTCCAATTAAGCAAAGAATCTTCTCACTTGAACTTGCTGAACCACCAATACCTGACGTATCTACATTGATTTCTGTATGTGGACGGGTGATAGGGATTCTTGGAAATACACTTTCAGCCATATTATTTATGTCTCCTATCTATTATTTTAATTTTCTACCTAAATAGCTTTCTAAGTAAGGGATAAAATCACGTTCTGAACGTTGATAATATTTACCTTCCATATAAGCTTTAAATCCTTTAGCTTCTCCATCAGAGAATTTAAAGACAGTTTGTGCTGAATTAATAAAAGTATCTATATCAGCATACCCTGTGAATTTAGGTTTTGTTTGTTTTGTTGTTTGTTTTTTACTAGCCATTGTTATAGTCATACCTCTCTTTAAATGTTAATTTGTTGATGTCTTGAGTGATTGTATAGTCCATATCTATAGATGTTTCATATGAAATGATTGTTGGTCTACCCCAAATATAAAAATCAGTATCTGTAATTATAGGGGATAAATCTCCAAACTCTAATCTTTGTAATTGTAAAGATTGTTGTTCTTGTAAGCTATCTCTCATTGATATTAAAATCATTTTTAAAATAGCATCTAAACACCTTGCTGTATCTACGTTATCAGATAATCCAACAATCGTTACTTGTTCACTAACAGTAAATCCTTTTACAAGACCTTTAGTATCACCTGTTTTTTCAACATATTTAACAATAGCCTGATAATTTTCTAAAGATTCATTTCCATCATATCTAAAAGAAATAACATTATCTTCCCACTTTAAATCATCAAACTCAGCAAAGGAAATGTGTTCTACAACCAATACTTCATGAATAGGCTTGGAAACTTTAAGTTTCAATCTATCCTCATCTCTATATACTGTACTATATTCAGAATGTGTATTACCACTTGCTTCTAAGTAGTCAGCTTGTATATTAGAGAAGGATGTATTTGATTCTCTTCCTTGTCCTTGTTGAATGAGATAATGTGCTTTAGTACCATTTTTAAATTCAGGTGTTTTGAAACTTATATCGACTTCATAAGGTGCATTTTCTCCACAAAAACCTTCTTTAAAGTTATATCTTGTGGATTCGTTGTAGTCCTTCAAAACCTCGTCTATAATATAACAATTTTTAAGCACTGTCTGTAATCTAGGCTCTATTTCTTCTAGTAAATATGAGTCAATTGAAGTGATAGCCATAATAGTCTTTTCTCCTTTATAGGTTGTTCATCTTCCATCTCATTAATGATTCAATATCTCTTCTGTCTCTCGAAGACATTCCTTCAGTATTTCCTCTATTTATTATCCAAGAGTTTGGAGGTGATGTATCGGAAACTGTTCTAAAGAATACATAATGAGATTGGTTTGTAGGTTTATCTACTTTAGTTATATTTTTACTAGCTTGTTTTGGTGCTAAGCTAGGAACTGTTGTTTTTTGTCTTGTACCTTCTATATAGTCTATTAAAGTATTTGTATACTTACCCTGCTTTTTTACTTTGTTTAACTTCGTATACATTCTACTACTCATTTGACTTGTTTTTACACGAATAGGTACAATTAAGTACCATCCACCATCTTTTTTATCTTTCTTCTTAGAAGACCTGGCAAAATATGGTTTTAAGTCAATGATATTATTTTCTTCCATTTTCTTTTCTATTTGAATTCTATTATTAAGTCTTGTTACTTTTACATCGTCCATATCCATTTGTATTTGTTGAGCTTGTAAATGTAATTCATTTGTAGCATCATTCTCTAAACCTTTAGCAATCTTTTTAGATGATTCACTAGGATTTGCTAAAAATTTAGGTATTTTATTCTTTGCCATTATAAACCACCACCAAAGAATCCACCTTTATTTTCTTGACTTGTAGGTTTAGCTTTAGGGTCATCTATAACATCATCTATTTGTATATCTTCATTAATACCATCTTTAGGTTTATATGCTTCTGGTTTAACAAAAACATCTTCTCTTTTTAAGAGTAGTTTTTGAGGTAGATTTTCAAATTTAGTTTGAGGTTCATTGAATTGTGTATATTGATAACGACTTTCTTTTAATATATCTGAAACAGTATATCTTAAAGTCATATATATTTTTAAAGATACGTTTTGTCCTATGAATGATTTATCTAAATATAGTCTATTATCTTTTACTGTATAATCTTCTTCATATAAGACACGTTCATCTGTTGTTATATATACAATTTCTTTTGTATCATATACTAATGATATTCCTTTTTTAACTCTATCTTCTGTTATTAAGAAAATCATGTGTTGTGGCATTACTACATCTGGAACTGTAAATCTATCTCTGTAAGATATTCTATGTTCTAGTTGTGTTGTACCTATAGCAGTACCTGTCTCCATAATACCTAAGTCAAATACACTTACACCTTTACCTTGTGATTGAATAGCCATCACTGTCTCTTTAGGTGGTAGATAAGCTATACCTGACCCATGACATCTAGGACAATCTATTCTAGGTGCTCCTGTTTTTGTATTTAAACAAGGGCAGAGGTATGCTTGTTCCCAAAGAACTTTTATACCTCTATCATTCATAAACCTACGCATATCTTTTGTGTCAAATTCTAATTTTGCTGTTGATGTTTTAGGTTCTTCTTTTTCTAAAGGAGAATAGGAAGTATCATTAGCTATAGAAGGATTAACTTTATCTACTCTACTACTTGTTAATTTATAACTCTTTTCCAACTATATTCCTCCTTTAGATAGCTACCATGTTGGTACCAAAGTATGATTGTAGACCTTTTAGTAGTTCTCCAATATCTTCATTTATTTGAAGTATTTGAGCACTAGCTCCACCATACATAGCTGATTGAGTAGTACCGATTGTTTCACTAATACCATCAACATCTAGTGATTTGTTTGCTATTCCTGCACCGATAATGAGATTACCATATGTTAATTAAATTAACTTCCTTCTTAAAATAAAAGGCATTATATTTTCGGGTTATAGAACCCTACTAAAAGCAAACATATTATTGGTTTTGTTCTTTTAACCATTGAGATTTATGGTAATTTTTTAAGTTAATACTTGCATTAATATCTCTATCTTCTTCATATCCACAAGCATTACATTTAAAGACTTTATCACCTAACTGTAATTTTAAAGCATTTCTTTTTCTTTCTCCGCAATTACTACATATTTGTGATGATGGATAATAAGTATTAGCTACTGTAAATTTTATACCTCTATCTTCACATTTATATTGTAATTGCTGTCTAATCATATAGAAATTAGAAAACTGTATTTTTTTTCTTTTTTGTCCTGTATATCCTCTGTCTTTTATTAAATCACGAACTCTTATATCCTCTACAATAATCTCTTTAGGATACTTTTCAACAATTTCTTTTGTTATTTCATGTACATGATTTTTACGGATATTTGACATTTTCCTATAAACTTTAGCTATCTTATTTTCTAGCTTTAAAACATTATTTGTTTTGGTGTGGTTAATATCATATTTATTACTTAATCTTTTCTGTAGGTCAGATATTTTTTTTTCTAACCTTTTCATTTTCTTAGAATAAATAATATTACCATATATTTTTCTGTTAGAACAAATTACGTGTTTTTTACCACTACCTAAGTCTATTCCTACAACTTCATCAGTGTTATCATTTTCTTTTTTGTATTGATTATCTACTTCTACCGAAAATGATACATACCAATATTTACCGTCATAATAGCACTTAGGATTTAAAGGTTTAATGTTTTCATTCTCAAGTACTGATTTATTATTTTTATATGTTCCATTAGAAATTCTTAAGTAGCCTAACTTCTCAACCTTAACACTTTTTTCTTTACTGAAGTGCATACGGTCATATCTAATTGGAAAACGTTTAGGTTCTCTCTTTTTAGACTTAAATTTAGGTTTTCTTATTTCATGATTATGGTACTTTATTAAAGCTTCTCTTAAATCATCTATTTTACCAACTAAAGTTTTTCTAGATACTTCATTTAAGAAATCATAATCATCTTCTTTTTTCATTTCCTTAAGTAAAGAAAGCATATTCTTATAGTCTATATATTTATCACTATCTAAAGCTTCCCAATATCTTTCTAACATATAATTATAAATAAACCTTGAGTGATTAACATGTTTCCACATTAAATCTTCTTGTTCTTGTGTAGGGTTTACTTTTAGTATTATACCTCTATAAAATTTATTTTCCGTTTTTTTCATTTACTTTCACCACCTTATATATATTATACCTATAATATAACATATACTTGGGGTAATTTCAATAGGAAGTTTTCATTTAATTAACATTGTTTCCTTACTTACGCTACTAAATAAGTCTAGGTCAATTCCTAGCACTCTTTTTCAAGACGTGTGCAGACTATTTGTTATCCCTAAGACTAGGGTAAAGATTTTTCTTCTCCCAATCACTTGGAGCTTTACTTCTGTCGTCTATACAGAATAGTCGTTGAACGTATTCCTTATCTATTGACTTAGGACTTTCGATGCTAAACTTCCATTGCTCTTCTCCTTAGGATTTAACCTTAGAGTATCTAACTAATTTTTTCTGATTTCTCAACATTCAAGCCTATCCTTTCAGATTACTTTGTAGTTTAGTTAGCTTTAGGATTTCTTAGCAGTTAACCTTTGAAAATGTGCAACTTACGCTACACACAGGGTAATATCATCGTAACCCCATACTTGGTATATCTCTTTAAGTGCGTATTTAATTACTAATTGTTGTAAACTTGTAGGACATTCCCATGGTTTAGTTACGCCTGCTCTTTTCTGTGGTAACATACCTGAAATGTATTCTAAATGTATCATTTGAGGAGCATAAGTATTACCTTGTGGTGGCATCATACCTGCTAGATAAGGATAACCACTCACCGCACTAGAATAACTAGCTCCCTGTCCTACTTGCATTAAAGCTGTTGGATATAACTGTACTTGTCCATCTACATGGTGTACTTTCCACCAGTTAGCTGGATATTTATATATTGGTCTACCATTGAAGTGTAATTGTAATCCTTCAACTTGTAGTATTGGTTTTTTATAAGCATGAACAAACATGTAACTATTGAAGTCTTGTTCATAATAGTCTCTTTGTTCATCTTGGAAATCAGGTAGTATAGATATATCTAATGCTTTTTCTGCTTTATCTATAGCCACTTCAAATACATGATAATAGAAAGCATCATCCATTTCTTTACCTGTTTCAGGGTTTTGTACCCTTATACCATACATGTAATGTTCTTTGATAGCTTCAGGTGTCCAACCATAATCAGCTAGAGTATATGATTCTACTTCTGATTTATCTATCTTTTTAGGATTACCTGCTGGGTGATAAGGGTACTCATAGTTATCTGTTGTTTCGTATGGGTCTAGATGTCCTCCGAACATTTGGTTAGACATTCTTTATCACCTTTATTTCTCTTCAGTTTTTTTAGTTGTTTTACGTGCAGTTGTTTTTCTAGTAGTTCCTGTTGTCTTCTTAGTAGTTGAAGACTTTTCCTCTTCTTTAGAATCCTCTTTAGATTGTGTTTTACTTGTAGATTTTGACTCTTCTGCTTGTTCAAAGTTAAAACCATTTAAAAGAATATCTTCATCTGCTTTCTTTAATCCTTTAACTAATCCAAATTCATCAACTGTAACTTCTCCTACTACAGTTTGAACTTTTTTATTGAATGAACCTTTATATTTTAACATGTATTAGTATCCTCTCTTTTATTATAATAAAAAAAGCTAAGGTTATATGACCTTAGCTTATTGAGTTGTATTAAATTGTTATTTAAAATGTTTATTAAATTATTGTGCGTATGGGTTAACTGCTGTGTAACGAACGTTTTTAATACGAGCCCATTTTTTAGGTGCACGTAGTGCTAAAGCACCATACCATAATACTGCAAATGTAATTGAAGCATTAATTTGAGCTAATGGTAATCTCATCATTGGAAGTAACTCGAATAAGTGAATTACTGTTGGAGTTAATTCACCAACGAATACGTCTGCTGTTTCTGGTAAGTTTTCGTTACGGTCTAAGTACACAATGTTACCTTCTTCGTTTTGTTGAGAAACTGCTACTCTATCAATTAGGTAGAATAAACCAGTGTTTTTACCTTGACGGTAAATAGAAACGAATTGAGGTTGTGATTGATACATAGATTGTAATTGAATAGTTAATTCAACTGCATCTGTAGCATTTGAAACTTGTGCTTGTACTACTTCACTAGCATAAGATTTAGCTTCATCTGAGTTTACTACTACTTTGTAGTTAACTTCAGTTTCTTGTGGGTCTTCAAATTTACCTTTTTGGTCTGTTTTAACAGTAGCATTTACTTTAGCTGGTTGAGGTGCATTTGGTTTTGGTTGAACTGATTCGTCTAAAATTAAGTCATTTTCCATTACAGTAGAACCATGTAAAGCAATGTGTCCACGTACTGAGTTAAATCCTTGTACGTTGTAACCTGCTGTTAAGTTACCACTGTTGTCTGACATTAATTGACGTTGGTTAGAAAGCATATCGTTTACGAATTCTGCATGTACACCTAAAGGCATGAAAGCATCTGTAGGTTGTCCGAAACCTTTAGAAATGTGAACTGCTGCATCGTTTAATAATAATTGGTCTAATGCTTTACCTTTTGCATCAATTACGTTTTCTTTAGAAATTAATTTAACTAAACCATCAAATTCAAGTCCGCCTTCGTTAGTTGGTTCACTTGATAATGAAGCATCACCATAGAATGAAGCCCACTCAATGTTTTTAGCAACTGTTACAATCGCATCTTCTGTCAAGATTTGAGCTGGGTCTTCAACGTTGTTTACTAACGTTGTAGCGATTGACATGTTACGAGTAGAACTTACATATTTCATGTTAACGGTCTTTTGACGGATGTTAGGGTCTGATACAGGTGCTACGCCGATTTCACGAACGAAACCTGAGTGACCTACTTCACCATGGTTTAAGTAAACGTCATATTTCATAACTGTTGATTGAGCTGGACGTTTAGTAATTTGTCTGAAGAAAATCAAGTCTTCATTAGTGTAAGTAAGCATTGTAATTTGGTCATCTAAAATTTCTCTACGTAAAGCTCCTGCATCAATTTGTGTATCAGGAGTAATTCCGTATCCTGTTTGGAATGATTTTGACAATTGTTCTTGCAAGTTTTCAGCGAATTCACGTTGACTTGGTTTTAACTTTTGTTCAAAACCGTTTTTATTTTCTTCGGTCATTTATTATTCACCTTTCATTTATATGTTTTTTTAAAAGTTTAAATTTTATTTCACTTCGTACTATAATATAACATAAGTTTTACTGTTTACTCTAAACCTGCAAAACGTTTAATATTTTGTACTTGGTCTTCAGTTGCTACACCATTCTGCCAATTGATATAGTCTTGACGAGCAATTTCAATTTCATTATTACGTGGTGATTTTGAAGCACGTTCAGTAAATTGTTTCATGAAAGCACTTCTAAGTTTAGCATCTTCTTCAGCTTTATTATCTTGTGCTTGTTCTTCAGTAACTTGTGCTTGTGGGGCATCTTCTACAGCACTATCTCCTTCTACTGATTTAGAAACAACACCTTCAGCTTTTTCACCTTTAGCAACTGTTTCAGCAGTAGCTGATTTTTGAACTACATCTTCTTCATTAGATTCTTCATTCATGTAGTCAGTTGATTTAGAAATTGGAGCTTCTTCTTTAGCTTCAATTTTTTCATTTAACTCTTGAATAGAATCTTGAATTTTTTCTAAGTCTGATTTAGTAACAAATTCTTTTCTATCTTCATTTAATGATTCTAAGTTTTTAAGAATAGAATTAAATCCTTTTAATACTTGTTCATCAGAGATTGATTTTTTAGCTTCTTCTTTTTTGTTCTTACGTTTCTCGTTGTCTTTATCTTCTGTGTTAGTATCTGTATGGTCTACAGGGTCTTTAGATTCTTTTTTAGATTTCTCTTTATCTTCTGAATCATCATCATCATCATCATCATCATCATCATCAGAATCTTTATCATCTTTTTTGTCTTTACGTTTCTTGTTGTCTTTATCTTCTGTGTTAGTATCTTTATGGTCTACAGGGTCGTTAGATTCTTTTTTAGATTTCTCTACTTCTTCAGAATCTTCACCTTCAACGTGTTGTTCTTCTAAGTTCTTTTGGTCTTCTTTATTTTGTTTATCTTGCTCTTCAGTACCTTCTACTTTAGTAGGTTCTTTAGGTGCTTCTTGTGCATCAGCAGGTACTTGTTCATCTTCACCTTGTGCTTTGGTTACGTCTTCCGACTTAGTAACCTCTTCTTTATTTAGATTTTCGTACTTATCTAAAATATTATCAAATTCTGTACTAGCCATTATTTTTCTCCTTCCGAATCTAATTCGTTTCGTCTTATATCTAAAACTGCTTTTTCAGCATCTTTTCTTGATAATCCTTTTGCTAATTGTAATGTAACAATAGATTCCTCATAACCTAGTTGATTATTTTTAGACATGTAGTTAACTACATCTTTCCATAAATTATCTAAGTCTTTAGGATTTTGAAGGCTTGTAGAATATGTTAGGTTAGTAATACTACTTGAAATTTGTTCTCTTCTTAATGCTCCTGCATCTTGTTGTGTTTCTGGTGTTGTACCATAACCTGTAACAAAAGATTTAACAAATTTTTCCCATGTAGCATCAGGATTTGCAGGATGTGCAGTTAAAGCTACACCACTAATCATAACAGAATCTATAATTCTATTATCATTAACATTTCTACTCTTCACTGCTCCTTCTATAGAGAATCCTAATCTACGTCCTGAGCCTGTCTTTTGTAATTTTTCTGCTAAATCTAACATCTTAATAACTTTATCGTTATCTTTAAACAATTTAGCTTCAATGTATAATCCTTTATTCATATCTACATAGCAATTTTCAGAAGGTATACCTACGATTTGGTCAGGTTGATGTTCGTAGTTAACATACCCATGCTTAACGAAATACTCTATGTCTATCCCTTTAGGGTTTACAATATCGTTCTGTAAATCTAAGTTAGGTGTTGAAGCCCAACCAGATACTGTAGAGAATTCTCTAGTGTCATTTTCTACCTCTGTAGACTTCTCTAAATCTAAAGGAACAAAAGTATTAAATTTTGTCTCTTCCAAAAGGTTTTACACCTCTCTTATGTTATATTTTTCAAATACATATGCGTACTCTCTACATAATATAACATTATTAACTTTCTTGTTGATTTTATTATGTATATTTATCTTATACATTTATTATATATTTATTATAGCATATAATCCTTTTTTCACAAAATCAAAAAAGACTACTTTAATAGTAGTCAATTTATTCTAAATTAATATCTTTTTCATTTTGTTTACTCATATGTTTCTTATATTCATTAATATATGTTATTTGGTATCCTGTGTAATCTTTAATACATATTGTTTTATATTCACTCTCTACATATACTTTTTTACCTTCTTCTAATTGGTTAAATACAGTGTTAAGTTGTTCATTTGTATAATGTTCATTATTTAAATTAACTACACATGATTGTGTATATATTTCTATATACTTTATAGGGTTAGGCTCTTCTTTACCCAAAAGTTTGTCAATCCTTTCTAAGATACTTTTATTAAACTTTTCTCGTTCTTTCATTATCTTTTGTACTTCACTAGGTATTAATACAATGTTTGCATATTGCATATGCCATAAATATCCATTATCTAATAAATAATAGACAAGATTGTAAATTTCTCTTTTGTTGTAGTCACTCACATAGCAATACCTCTTTCATTTTTAGACATAGGTATATATACCTATGTCTAATATAATAAAGAAAAAAGACTAGGAGATTATCCTAGTCTTAGATATTAATAGCTATTATTCGCATCATGGTGAGAAAGGGCTGCACTTGTTGAACCATAACGGTCAATCATATATTGTTTAGCTCCTTTAGTTTGTTCTGCTACTGAACCATTAGCCCATGATTTTCCTAAACCTTGCATTATACTTAGCTATATGTTATGATATATTATATAATAAATAATATGAAATGAGGGATAATATGTTATCTGAAAAATATTTAGAATATACTAAAAAATACATGGAATCTAATAATTTAGAATTTTATACTGACGACTTATATAATTCTTTTAGGTTATATAAAGATAAAGATTCATTATACTTAGATTACATAATGCTTGGAGATATACCTAAAAAATTATGGAACGGTAAAACAAGTTTTGATTGGAAAAATTCTATAGATATAAATTTAACTTGTTTTCACAAAAATACTGTATATACTATAACCATACTAGAACCTGTGTATAAAGAAAAACCTAAAGAATTAAAAAGTTTAAAGGTTTTAAGTAATGGAAAAGTATTCAACAGGAAGACAGAGACTATAAAGTTTGCCAAATTAAATTTCTTAAGTGGTTCCTTTGATAAGGATTTTAAATTTAATGTTGGTGATGTTATAGCAAACTGTACTATATTAGAGAAAAAACGTTTAAAATCTAAATATAAAAAAATGAAAACTGTAAAAGGTTATAAAGTAAAATGCAATTTTACAGGTATTGTGTTTGATTGGGAAGAGACCACATTAAAGAAAAGGAAATTTAGTCCTTACCATAATAGACTAACTGTTAATAGTGAAAACTGTCTGTGGAACAAAAGACCTGATTTGAGACCTTATATAAAAAACATAGAGTATGCTAAAAAAGGAACAACACATTTTAGTAGAACTAACTCCATAGTATTAGAATGTCCTAATTGTAAAAAAACAAAAACTTATAAAGTTAAAGATTTACCTAAGTTTTATATTTGTAATTCTTGTAGTGATAACACTCCTTTCACAGAAAAATTATTTGAATCTGTTCTAAAAACTAATAATTTTAATTATGAAACACAAAAAATATTTGAAGATTGTAAAACTACCGTACCTCTACCTTTTGACTTTTATCTAATAGATTATAATATCCTAGTAGAGATTCAAGGTTTACAGCATTATAATGAAAAGTCAGGTTTTTCTAATAGTGAATCTCTTAAAAATATAAAAGAAAGAGACAATATCAAATTAAATTTTTGTTCTACTAATAATATAAAATTAATTTGTATTGATGCTAGAGAAAGTAATTACGAATATATCATGAACTCTATAAAAAAATCAGAGTTAAATAATTTATTAAATTTATCTAAAGAAAAAGAAATAAGGGATAACTTGATTATCCTTAATGAAAAGCATAAATATCCTATAAATAAAATAATAGAATTAGTTGACTCTGGTTATAATTATAGACAAACTACAGAAATATTAAATAAACAAGGATACAAAATTTCAAGGTTTACTGTAAGTAGAAAATATAATAATTTTAAAAAAAGAGACTAAGGGGAATACCCTTAGTCTTATTTATTACCACCAACCTTTAGATTGACGAGCAGAAATAGCATTTTCTACTGAACCGTATCTTTCGTTAGCGTATTTAATTGCTGATTTAGTTTGCTCAGCTACGGAACCTGTTCCGTTACCTGATTGTGGTGACATTTGGAATAATCCTGAGTATTGACCATTGGTTGCATTAGGATTACCTGTACTTTCAGGCATTACAATAGAATCCCACATAGCTTCAGTTCCACCTGCTTGTAAGAATTGTGCTTTTACAGAACCTCCCGAAACTGATTTAGTTTCTTTTTGTACTGGTGTTGAAGTTTCTTGTTTAGTTTCTTGTTTAACTTCTCCCTTAGGTGCTTCTACTTGTTTAGGTTGTTCATTTGAACTTGTTGCTTTATTAGTATCAATTTCATTTTGAGTATCAAACTGTGCTTGTTGTTGGTCTACTTTTTGTTCACTTGCTTGTTCTTGTGCTGCTAATTGTGAACTTGTGTTATTTACTTGTGTTGAACCATATTGATATTCATATCCAAAGTTACCATTATAATTGTAGAAATGGTAAGTAAATTCTCCATCACTAAATGAGAAGTCATAGTTTCCTTCTTGAATTGGTTTCGTATTAACTTCTACTGAATTTGATTTAGCTTGTTCTGCTAATTTATTATAGTCAATTTCGTCAGCACTAGCTTCATTACTAGATACTCCACCAAATGTAATCGCTGCTCCTAATGCTAATGTTGCAAAAATTGTTTTCTTCATAATTCTTAAAACTCCTTAATATTTTTTAATGTATTTTTATTACATAAGTAATCATAACATACTTATGCTTTTCTCACAAGCTATAATATAATATTTAATTAACTAGTTAGAATGTTTTTATATTATATTTTAATTACATCAATTGTAATAATTCAGAAAATTATATATCTATAGGGCAAGTAAGACCTTCAAACCCAAACTTATTAATATAATCTGTTATATACATCCATTCTTGTATTGTATTATTTTCATATTTCTTTGAATATTCACAACTTCTTTTTATTTCATTAGTATTCTTAAATTTCATATATCTTCTTGCTTCATGAACACTTTTAAATATTTGTCTTTTATTTACAAAAACAACATTAAGGTATCTGTTAATTTCTCTATGTCTTTCATAATATCCTAATTTTTTAAGTAAATTAATTATGGTATAACTACTACTACTATTAAAATATTTAGCTATACTATTATAATTAACACCTAATAAGTATAAATTAACCATTCCTTCAATATCTACATCTGTATCCCTAACTAAACTATCATTTTTTAAATTATCTTTGTCTATGTTATGTAGGAGAAAATACAATTCTGTGTTCTCAATACGATTTAAAATATAATTAAAGTCTGACTTTTTACATTCTATAGTTACAAGCTTTATATTGTTATCATCACAATATTTCTCTTTAATTTTATCCGTTACCTTAACTAAACTCGTATCCCACCTATTATGGCTTTCTTTTAAATAATGGTGTTCTCCTTGCATTTCTATCAAATATTTTAAATTATTTTCTTTATCATATATAGCAAAATCAAAAGGTAAATGGTTTTTGTTCTTACAACCTTCAAAAGTTACTTGTGTATCATAATTTAATTTATTTTCTTCTAATATCTCTGTCATCAATCTCTCTGGATAAGAAATATTAGGTGAACAAAAATAACATATAAAACCGTTAAGGGAAATCGAAAAAGGTGTAGATTTTTTTAATTTTTTACACTTAGGACATTCCCAGTCAATTTTAATTCTTGATTTACTACTAATTATTTTAGAATATTCAATATTTTTAACATATTTTCTCATATATTCATTTTCATAAACCGATTCCTCAAACCTAGGTTTACACTCAGGACAAATAAAACCAGATTTTTTAACATTTTGAGGAGCAGTATACATCTCTCTTAAACATTTTGGGCACTCCCATTCTATATATTGCTTTGATGATGAACTTATTTTCTTAGACTCTTCAATATTTTTAACATATTTTCTCATATATTTGTTATCATAAACAGATTCTTTATACCTAGGATTACAAGAATAACATCTATATTTTCGTTTCTTAATACTATGAGGTGTTGATAAAGTTTCTTCCTTACATATAGGACATACCCAATACAATTTTCTATATGAGTCATTACTACTTATATTTTTAGACTTTTCTATATCTTTTACATATTTTCTCATATGTTCGTTTTCATAAACAGTTTCTTTAAAATTTACCATATATATCATCTCCTTTTTTATTATCTATATTTATTTTAACATAAAAAAAGAGACCTGTAAATAGGTCTCTCTTAATTTCTGTTACTTAATTGAACCCCAAAGGTTTCCTAAACCTTGATTTGGAGGAGCTACTCCATTCCATGTACGTATAGGAAGATAATATCTTTGTCCTTGCCAATCATATCCAATCCATACGTGACCATCTTGAAGCATTACTTCGTCATAATCACAGTATCCTCCTGGTTGGAACCAATAAGCTAATGGACAACTTCTGAAAGGTCCTACTGTTCTTGCTGCTATAGGTTGATTACCATTAGTAAATCTAGCTTTTTCTGTCATGTAATACGTTCCGAAAGAATTACGTTTCCATTTTCCTGCTACAGTTGATTTTGTATTGCTTGCAGAGCTAGTGTTTTTAGAAACAGTTGCAGTTGGTATTTTACCATTTTGATAAGCACGAATTTGCTTAATAAAATAGTCTTTGAGTTTAAGCTGTGTAGCTTTTGAAGGTACGCCTTGTGTTACAGGGTCAAAACCAGTGTGTAACTTCATACTTCTATGAGGACAGCTAGTTTGAGAAAATTCCATGTGTAAACGGATAGTATTTCTATTAGCTGTTAATCCCCATTTATTTAATAAACGAGCAGCTTCTTGGAAAGATGCTTGTTCATTAGCTAAGAATACTTTATCACTTGCACCTATAGATTGACATATTTCTATACCATAGTAATTTTTATTACCATTTTGGTTCTTTAATATTCAATAAAGTTCGTAACTCTTTATTGGTTCTCTTATGAACTCCTTATAGTTTCCTATAAGAATAGACTATATCTTTTCCTTATAAAAGGAAGTGTCCTTTTCGATTTAAGGGATTTTCACCCACTCCATTGACTTGAGCCCTACTCCTGTTGACGATTTATTTTTATTGGCACTCGTCCTAAGGGATAGTCGTTGCACTTTTTTATATTGACTTCCATATATAACCATAAGCTGTTTTTCTTTTACCTCTAATACATCTTCCTATATTTCCAGAAGCACCTTTGTCTAAGCCTAAGTATTCTATAGCTTCTAAACAAGTATCATAATCTCTAACATGTAACCCTTCTTTAGTGTACTGAGAAATGCCATAAGGTATGTTATCTAACAAATTATTCTCTATAGCATGTATTCTATTTTCTCTGTTTGTACACCATTCTAAATTTTCTATTCTATTATCATCTTTAACACCGTTCATATGATTTACTTGTTCTTTATTCTCTGGATTAGGAATAAATAATAAAGCTAACAGCCTATGAATGAATAAACTTTTACCGTTTAACCCTATTTTTATATAACCTCTACTATCTTTTTTAGTAGTTAATTTCTTAACTGGTTCATTTGATATATGATAATAAAAAGTATTACCATTCGAAGTTGTATATTTGTGAGAGTATACGTTACCTTCTTTATCTATTGAGTATCCTTTTAATTCTTCTAAACCTTTAATATTTTCTAATTTGTATAATTCCATAAAATCTCCTCCTATGAATATTATACAATAAATATAATTATATGTCAATATAAACTTAGCTCAGAATTATCTACAACTTATATTGTTTAGACTTCCTCTGAATTAAAACACATTTAGATGTATATTACTATACAAATGACCTAAATTAAGCCGTATGCCAACCTACTCTGCTTTCTGGTAATGCTTGATATACTGTGTTACCACTGATATAAGAATGAGCAATACCAGCAGCTAATCTTGAGTATGGTGCATTTACTAATCCACGATGGTACGCTTCAGCTGTAGCACCTGCACTACCCGCATCGTTGTGTAGAACTATCCCTTTTGGCTTATATCCACGATTAGGTAAACGATAACCTTTTACTTCATCACGAATATAAGTTAGTTTTTTAGCTTTTTTCTTAGCTGTTGTTTTTTTACTTGTAGTTTTTGTTTTTGACTCTTCTTTGTAATATGGTCTGATAAACCACATAGGGAAATCGTATGGATGAGTTACTCTTGTTGCTGCTTCCCAACCTGTACCACCTTTTTCTGGACCACTTGTCCATCCTCCGCCTTGCCACGTCTATACCGCTAGTTTCCTAGTATTTATTTACGGACTAGACTATACCATACTCCTTATAGGAGCCACATATTATAGTCGTTGAACCTCCCCACTATTTGTAGGTTTGGATGCTGATTTCCGATTATTCACCACTTAGCACTCTTTGAGCTTTTTCTCAGCTTATGGTATCTCAATTATTTTTTCTAGTTTCCTAACTTTCACGCTTATAGTTTCCTATTACGTTGTAGTTAATTGAGCTTTACGGGGTTCCAGCAATTTAATGTGTTATTCAATTATATATTACTATATAAAGGGAACCTTATTTGATTCTGGTCAAGACTTACAAACTTCATTAAATTTCCATCTGCATTTCCATTTAAAACTATAGCTACGTGACCATACCCGCCACCATAAGATGAGTTGAAAATTACCAAATCACCTGGTTTAGCTTTAAATGAAGATGTATTATTATATACCTTAGCTATACCTTTAAAATTATTTGAATTAGGTATGTCTTTTGCTCCTACACCTTTAAGACTTGTGCCAAATAATTTATTCCAATATTCATTAGCTAGGTCAAAACATTGCTTTTTGTTATGTTATCATCTTTCCTCAATAATATTTCTACCATTGATTGTATAATGTAACTCTTATAGTTTCCTATAAGAACAGACTATATTATTACTTAACTTTTATCAAGTACTCACCACTAACTACCAATTGATAGTATTTAGTCGTTGAAGTTTCTACTACTGTTACCATAGTAGCTTACCTGCGGATTTCCCAATCTTTAACTTTTTTACTTTACCAAACACATTACTGTTTGCCCTTACCTATGTCACCATGATAAGTTAGTAGTTAAAGCTCTAAGGGGGTTCCCGTCAATTCAATGAGTTAGGATACCATTATGTTAATATCCGTACCATCCATCAAAGTCTATTTTCTTACCTTCTAAACTTTTGACAAATGCTATTGCTTCTTTTTCTGTGAGTTTTGCAACCATCTTATTTACCATCCCTTTCTAAATTGTCAGGGTCAATTGTAGTATCTAATGGTGTATCATCATGAAGTTTACTTCCACCTAAAGGTGTATTATCTTCATCTTCATACTCAGAAACATCATATTCTACTTCATCTGAGTCATCTGTAAAAGGTTCAGAAGTATCGAATTCTTCTGGTTCTTTTTCTTTACGCTCTGGAGTTACATCTGTAAGTGAACTATCATTTTTCCATTGAACAAATTCATTAGGGTCTTTATCATTTCTAGGTTTTGTGTAATCAGTTCTTACAATCTCGCTATCTTTTGCACCTTTACTATTAGGGTCTACTGAAACACCTAACAATCCAAGGATTAAGAAAATAAACTCAATAATTTTACTTGAGTTAGCTGTGACATTATCTACTTGAGCTGATAAATCTACACCTATTAATCCACCGAATGATACAACTGCACTACCTAAAATACCTACAATACCTGTCCAAAATAAAGGACTACGTACACGTGTAGATAAGTTTTGACCTAAAAATACTTTAGGCTTTTTCTGGTTAGTATCTTTTGACACTATCTATCACTCCTATAATATTATATAAAAAAATCCATTAAAGACTTTTAATCTTCAATGGATAATATAGCAATTTTATTCTACTATTGTATTTAATTTTTTAATAATATCGGAAGTTTCTTTTGTGTCAAAGTCTGATAAACTAACCCCATCAAGGATTTCTAATTTATCTAGTAAGTCTTGTTTGTCTTTAATTTTATCTTCCATTAAACCTTTTACAATTAAACTATTTACATAGTTAGTTTGTTTATAACTAGCCATAGGTTTTCTCCTTTTAATATATGTAAAAAAGAATTGATAAAGCTTTAATCAGGGTCGATATCAATTACTATTATGTAAGCGAGATGTTTGGTACCGCAGGTCTCCTCGCTAAACTGCCCGTCTTTGCAAATTTTATACTGTCCAAAGAGTTAGATACAGTCGCTAAGCATTAAGCAAGAGGTAGCTAAACTCTCACCCTAATTATTCTTACATATCCCTTATCATTAGTTATTGTTTATACTGGAAAACAGGATAAGGTCTAAAAAACAGTCATATGTTAAAATGTTTATGTATGGTATGGAGCCCACTGTTCATCCATACTATTTATTTAAAGTGGGTTTATAGGTATACTACTTCGATTTGACTGTAGAATGAATCTATACAAAAAACAAAGGGAAAGGAGGATTTATATGATTTAAATTTTTGATAACTACAATATCTTTTCATATACCTAGGACTTAATATAACAATAAAAAATGTAATAAATAAAACGGAGGAATTATTGTTATGGGATTACTAATGTAATCAAAGCACCTGTTATAACTCGTCTCACCGAGAACCTGATTATAAGACCTGTTATTAAGTGAATCACTACGCTTGACTCTATTAAGGAGCTACCTTAAGTCCATCTCACGTAATCCAAAAGGATAATGTGATACTAACATAATAGTTAGTAACGTTCACATGGTCGAAGAAGTAAATTATTTGATTACATAATTATTTTTATCAAATATATATCTTTTGAACTGTAGGTTTATGCTACTTGTACTGATAACCTCTATTATCAAACACATTTCTGTGCTCCAACTACAGGAAGTTGTTACAGCGTATCTTCCTAGGATTCCGCTAAGACCCTAAGAAGAAGTTAAACTCTAGCTGTTATCATACTCTACAGACCTTATAACCAAGTACCAAGTATACCAATCATATTAAACAATACTAATGACGACCTATCCTACCGATTGATTAACCCGATAGGTTTTAGTTCGTTTGATTATCTTGTACTTTATGGATACCAAACCATTATTCAGTCATTATAACAAGTGCTTTCAATACACTAATATATGTATAAACAGAGAGAACTTAATCTCTCTGAATATATAGGGTGGGCATGTGGTTTAAGTAGTGTATCTCAACTACTTAATTACATTATAACACACAAGTCCATTTTTACAAAATCAAATTGATTTCTTTTTTAAACATTGTTGATAAATCTTATTTAAGTGTCCAGGTAGAGCATACATTGTAATTAATCTATCTGTATTAAAGTCAAATATATAAATATTAGATTTGTAAACTCTGAAGTAACCACTCTTATGACTAAACCATAGTCTGTCTAAGTATTTCTTAAGCTTACCTTTACAATCACCATGACTTAATCCTTCTTCTAACACTTTATCTATTTCATCTTCTAAATTACTTTTCTTAACACCTTGTCTTTTACGTAGTCTTTTCTGTCCATGATTTGTATAGTTACTCATCTCTCACCATCTCCTTAGTTAAATTGTGCTTGCCATTGTTCCCAAAAATCATATGATTTGTCTTTACTTGTTTCTATAAATCCTGTAGTTGATTGACATGTAGGACAATACATATGTTTAATGTGTCCTTCACTTCTTTTCTTAGCTCTTTTTCTAGGAATACTTAAGTTACTTCCACATTCTTGACATTCTAATTTACTGTAAACCATTACTTGTTTTTTCATATTATCATTTCCTTTTCTTTAATTTATTTTATATATCTAATTATAATATATTTATTAATGTTTGTCAATAACTTTTTTTAATTAATATCTTGAATAATTAGTATATGTTAACTATAACTTATAAATCATAATATGTCAACACTTATTTTAAAAAATATATACTAAGTTATTTTATTTAGTATATCTTAATATTTATGTATGTATATGTATATAATTAAGTTATAAAGATTCGCTCTAATTCTTCACTACAATTACTTAATTAATTTAATATATTTATATATGTTTATTAAGTTTATTTATATATACTGTATATTTATTTAGTTTTCTGTATATCTTAATTACTCTATATATTTATTATTTAATTTATTTAATTATTAGATAAGTCTACAGTAAGTAATGAGTTATTAATTATTTAGGTTATTTGTTTTGTGTTTTATTTGTTTAGGTTTGCGTAGCATTACGGGTAGACTTATCCCCTAGGTACAACAGAATTGTAACTAGAAAGATATAATCATAGTGTATAAAATATGTATAGATTACGGTCTAGTGCTAACCTTGTTTTACGTTAATTCTTGTCCTAACAACCAATACTACTTCGTTTAGCCTTTAGTTATAATGTTTAAAGAGGGGATAGCTACCGCCCCTCGTGAAGTCTGTATATGGGAACAAGGCTCCCCTGTGCAAAGCACAACAAGAAACCTCCCTGACCTTTTTAGTACATTGGTAGTCATCACCAAATCTGGAAATATATGCACCATTGTACTATTTATTTACATATATACCCATCGAATTCTTATGGTGATGCTCGAAGCTCCGATTTAACTTCCTCATTGTCGCTATCCCTACACATCTCACCGTTATGTGTACTCATCAGCTCTTTATTTAATTGTTATGTATTTCTAACTAAATATAGTATAACACACTTTTACTAATTTGTAAAATCAAATTAACTATATTTTTCTAGATATTCATACTATATCATACTTTTTTATCTCTAGCAAGTAAAAAATGTATAAAAAAATAAGGGTAAACTTAATTACCCTTACCTACTTTAACATATTACAAGATAATACGGAATGATTCAATATTAAAAGGACTTAGAAATACTTTGTCTTCTTGGTTAAAGCTTTCAGTGCTGTATGCTTCTACAGCATTACCTTTACCTGACATTAGTTTTTGCATATCCCCTACGTTACTTCTCTCTGTACTTTGTTCCATTTTTTTATAATATATCTTTCCGCTAATCATAGTTATCTCTATCATTACATTTTCTCCTTATCAGTTATAATTTATTAAACACGAAAGAAATTATTCCACCTATAATTAAAAGTAAAACTTTTTCGATAGTGTCTTTCTTTTTATCTTCTTTGGTTGATGTTGATGTTTTCATTTCTTTAATTAAATCATCTAATCTATCAATTTGAATATATATCTGTGCTTGTTTTTCTTGCTTAATAGCAACATCTTTATCCAAATCTTTTACCGCATCACTCAATAAATTAACTCTATTCTCTAACTCTTTAAAAGTAGTATTATCTATATAACCCTTAGTTTGTATATTTTCTTTCAGTGTTTCTACTTTTTGTGACAAATCTTCATAATTTTCCACTATATAACACCTCTAATTCTTTCCAAGGTGTTCTGAATCTACGTCATAATTTTCTATAAAGTTATTTATGACATCATTGTAATCATCACTAATTATTTCTCCATAAGAATTAGTAACATCTATTTCAAAAGTTAATTTACCGTAATCTTGTAAGTCTATTTCTTGTATTACTTTCTCAGGGTTTTGAGAAGGTAAAAAATAAAAATCGAAGTTGATAAGTGTACCATTAGACATAAGACGGTTTATTCTGTAGATGTGATACATATTACGATTTCTGAGAAAGTGTCTGATAGCATCTTTAAACTCTACTTTCAACACATCTCTATATTTAGACATTAGTTCTAACCTCCTATTAATTGAATTTGTATTACCTTGTAAAATATGTTATAATAGTAATAGTAAGAGATATAAGTAAGATTATTAGGATAGATAGTAAAGCTATAGTATTATTTTGCAAAGTTAATATTATAGTGGACACATAGAACAGAAATATTATTATAATAATTAGCCCATATTTTAAAATATTATCTGTTCTTTTGAAATATATAGAAGACGATAAATTCCTTGTAACAATGATAAGGCAGTAAAGATAAAATAGGATGATAACTATAGAGATTGAGGTCGTTAATATCATTCCTAACACACCATTCTTAGTCTAGTATAAATATCTAATATTAATATAACATAGTAGCTAATTATAATAACAATACAATGGTACACAACTAAATTGTATGTGTTATTTTTATTATGTTATTATATTAGTAATAGTATCACTAAATGTTTTTGCGAGTGGCACACATAAATTAAAATGAATTTAGGTGAAAAAGAAATATGAAAGTGAATGAATTCTTTCTTAAGATAATATTAGGAATGGTAGTGTTATTATGCTTTTTATCTTTTGCTGACATTATGGCTCTTACTTTCAGTATTCGACCATTATCTGTATTAGTTTACGTAAGCGTAGGTGTGTTTGCTTACTATATGGGTAATAAAATACATGAAAAAGTTATACAGAGAAGAGAAGACCCACTCCCAGAGTATGTATTAAAGACAACAAGAGAAACAGCTGAAGAAGTAGAAGTCTTAAAAGAACTTATGGAAGAACATGGTATATCTAAAGAGGAGGTTAAAATGCGAGCTAAAGTTCGTGAGGAGAGTGGAAGAAACCTTGAAAGAGAAGATAAAATTGATGAGAAACAAGTTAAAGAGAAGAGCATCTAAAGTTACACACATAAAAAGAGGAGATAAAAGAATATCAAGTTCTTCAAGAGTATGCTCTGTTTGTGGGAGAAGCTTATCAACATACGATAAACTAACAGGTAAAGCCTTTGCTTCGCATGACCACCTGCACTTAGTTTTCAGTGAAGTATTACAACTAGATATATGTCACAAGCTAAGTGATTGTTATAAATACAAGAAAGAGGAGTGATTTACTTTTGAAATCAAGAGTAGATACGATGAGAAACCAACTCAAACAAAAAAAGCGAGAGAATGAAGATGCGAATGAAGCTATATCCAATGGTTTTTTAAGTGTCATACAAAAACTTATGATTAAACTAGAAGATAAAGTCGAACGTGGAGAAATCAATGTAAACGACACAAACGACATCTATAAATTATTAGTCATGTACGGACAAATTAGTGAAATGAATGGTAATGCTTCAGGTGGTATGGGTACGCTACCTGCATTAGGAGAAAAAGAACGTGCTGTACTAAGTAACTTCGTTGAAACTACAGGTGAAGTAGACGAAGACGGAAATGAATATGTGGACTTAGATAAGTTATCTGAAATGACTGCTGATGAAGTAGCAGAAATGGTTACAGAAAAAGAGAAACTTATGAATAAACAAAATTCGGAGACGTTTTAATTATGAAAATGGATGGAAAACAATTAAAAGACTTACTCATATCCACATATGGAACTACAAATGTTACCCAAGAACAGTTAGATTATGTATTAACAATGTCTAGTACAACTGCTTATATGTTGAAACACAATTTAATACGTGGTCATAATATTACTTTTTCTATACCAAATAGAGATAAAAGTAAAGCTCAAGCTCATAGACCATGGCAAATTGCTATCATATAAATAATGTGACTTTATACAGTAATGTATATCGAATAACTCTGTTAAAAGGGCATAGGAAAATAAAGAATATCCTGATAAGAAACTCTAAGTCCAAACGGATAGTGAGAATCCCTTCCTAAATTCTTAATTTTAGTATTGACAACACTAAATGTGTATGTTATAATAGAATTAAGATAAATGGCTAACGACTAAATTTCTAGGTAGGTATCTAAAAGGAGATACTGAGAACTAGATAATAGTTATTTATTTAATATAAATAATGTAAAGCAGAGAATCCTTAACCAAAGATAAGGATTATGATATAGTCTAGTCCGTATATAAATATCACGAAAGTGACGGTATAAACGTAATGACAAACATCCTAACATAGCAGTACTTAAGTCGAGACAACTTGGATAAAAATTTGTTCAAGTAAAACCTTGTTAAACAGGGAAACTCCTAACAAGTAAAGTTGAGGACAATCCTGTGCTAAATTCAGTTACTAACTGATAAATGCCGAACGACTAAAATTACTGGTAAGCTCATAAATGGTTGAGTGTAGAACAGTATAAAAGATTAATTTCGTAAAGCAAGGGGTTGTATAAACCGTAATTAAAATTATCTTTATACAATCAAGATATAGTCTAGTCCGTATATAAATATCACGAAAGTGACGGTATAAACGTAAGTGAAGTTGGATACAATAAGATGTTACACTTTGCAGATACGCATAGTAAAGATTCGGTCAAATGTATGTTCACCTTCAAATAATTAGGGGAGGCTTTATACAGTAATGTATATCGAATAACTCTACTAAAATTGGAAACTCCTAACATGTAATGATGAGGACAATCAATTGCTAAATCGAACTAAGGTATATATACCTTAGTTACGTAAATGCCTAACGACTAATCTTCTAGGTAAATATTCAAAAGGGAATATTGAGAACTAGATAAAAGGATATTTAATCCGTAACGTAGAGAGTCCTTAACCGAAAATAAGGATTATGATATAGTCTACTCCGACTTTTAATTAAGTGTTAAAGTACTAGGAAACTAGCGGTATACCCTAGACCCAACCAGTGATCAAATGCAAAAGTTCGTACAAAGTAGGATAAACCCTACACTGCAACAACCTTATTTTGCAAGCATAATTAACCAAGATAATGATTCCTTGAAATATAAACAAATAAGAAATTCAAGTATGTTCTTTAGAACAAGTTCTACACCTAAAGCTTTAGAAGGCGTGGATAAAATAATCTGTTCACGTTAAACCTTGCTAAACGGTCATAGCTTTAAGTAGCTGGTAAGAGACCCTAAGTCCTATAAGGATAGAGGGAATACCGTAGGAAAGAATCTACTTTATGTAGAGGAAAATCTCTAACGACTAAATTTCTAAATTACTTTAGATAAAAAAACTCTTTCAAAGAGAAGTAACGCAAGGAGCTATTAATGAATAGCTAAGATATAGTCTAAGCCCACTATTTAAATAGTGTTAAAGTACTACGAAAGTAGGGGTATTAAGTAAAAAAATGATTGATTATTTGTCACTGGATAAAATTTGTCCAGTATAAACCTTGTTAAAATTGGAAACCCCTAACAGATAATGCTGAGGGCAATCAATTGCTAAATTCAGTTATTAACTGATAAATGCCTAACGACTAAATTTCTGAGTAACTTACTAAATGGAGTAAGGTAGAATCAGATAAGAGATTAATTTCGTAAAGCAAGGAGCTACTAACCTAAGTAAGTAGTTATGAGATAGTCTAAACCGTAAGTAAATACTAGGAAACTAGCGGTATAATTTGGAATATGATAGAGTACCTTCATCATCAGAATCATCAGCAATGGAATCAATGTCAAGTTCACCTTTCAAGGTTATAAGACGTTGGAGTACCCCTATGTTAAATCGTGGGGCTTAACAAAGTAATTTGTTTTGAAAAACTCTGTTAAAATTGGAAACTCTAAACAGGTAAAGCTGTAGACAATCAATTGCTAAATCAAGTTATATACTTGTAAATGCCTAGAGACTAAATTTCTGAGTAACTTACTAAAAGGAGTAAGGTAGAATCAGATAAGAGATTAATTTCGTAAAGCAGAGAATCCTTAACCAAAAATAAGGATTATGAGATAGTCCATTTTATTATGAAAATAATAATGTTTAAGACGACTCCAAATATGGGAATCCATAAACTCTACATGCAATCTGACCAATGGTATTATGGTCATAGATGTACACATTGTGATTACTTAAATGAAATGAGTTATGAAGATTATGACCCAGATAATTTAGAGAAGAGTGGGAATATCCTATTAGTCAATCCTGAAGGTGTTGACGAGATGGCTAAAACAGTGCAAGAAGGAAGTTACCAATTTGTTTGTCAAAAATGTGGTAAACTTCTAGATAGATGGTATAACGGTGAATGGCACTGTAAGTACCCTGAAAGAACTAAAGGTGGAAAAGGAACAAGAGGTTATTTTATTTCACAGCTAAATGCGGTTAACCAAGCCCCTCTATATAGAAATGTACAGAGTGAAGTCCTTTTAATTCATGGGAAGTCTCTCATTAGAGATAATCATGAGCGAAGCTCTTGTAATAAGAGAACGTGCAACGACTAATTAGTAGTGCTAAGTAGCACGAAACAGAGGATACCTAAGTCTCATTTGATAAGGTAAAGATATAGTCTGAACTTATATAGCGATATATAGAAGGTTGAGAATAACGAACTCAATCGTAACAAAAAATGTTGGATTTCAGCTAGTGAATTAAAAGAAAAAGAAATGAACACTGAATCAACCCAATTGTTTTATAACTACACGCTAGGATTCCCTTATGAAGACCAGAAGATGAAAGTATTACAAGAAGATATTTATGATAATCAATCTCCTATTGCTAAGAAACAAATGTTTAATAGAGGAGATTATAAATTTATCGCAGCATCAGTGGATTGGGGAAATGTTCATTATTGCACTATACATGGAATGACCGAAGATGGTAAGATAGACTTAATTAGGTTATTTAATGTTAAAAGAAATAAAAACCCTAATATGGTTGAATCAGATATAGAACAAATACGTGTAGAATTTTCTAAATATAATCCAGATATTATTGTAGCAGATACAGGAGATTCAGGAAACAACCTACTAAGACTTCAACAATACTTTGGTGAAGATATTGTGTTTGGTTGTACTTACAAATCATCTCCTAAATCATCTGGACAAATTAAACCTGTATTCAATGAGAATTCAAATATTGTTACTGTAGATAAATTAATGCAGAACAAAATTTATATCCAAGATTTAAAAACAGGAAGAATAAGAATTTACCAAGAAAATGATAACGATAAAGCTATACTTCTTAAACATTGGCAAAATGTGGTAATTAGAGATGAAGAAGATAGTAGAACAGAAGAAATGTATCAAGTAATCAAGAGAAAAGGCGATGACCACTATAGTCAAGCAAGTATATATGCTAGAATTGGTCTATCACGTCTAGAAGACTTGTACATTAAAAATAATGAAAATGAATTTGATTCTGTATTCATTAATACAAACTATGAAGACAATAATAATTTCTTTTTAGATGATTAAAACTAAACCGTAAGTTTAAAGCTTACGGTTTTTATAAAGGAAAAATTTAGGTGGCGGTTGACATTGATATTATTTGGGTGTATAATAGGTTTTGTACTAATCTTTTTAGTTACATTATTTAAAAACCTATTACAACTTAAAAGAAAAGGGAAAATAGAATATAAACTAAAAGATATACAAAGAAAACTAAAATAAGGACTTACTAAATAAGTAGACATTTATACTTATCCAGTTGGTTTCAAGCCTTAGTGACTAGGGAGTTGGAAACAACGTATCCTAGATATGAACTACGTTAGAGGAAAATGGTAAAGACTTACCTTCAGATGCAAGCTTTAGTCGGAAGCTCTAAGAGTGTGAACAAAGAAACTTACCTAAGTCTTAGGATAAGGTAAGATAACCTGTGTAGAAGAACAATATATTGATACTTTATACTCTATTATAGGTAAGAAAAACTTTAATTTTTTAAACCATGCTTCTCATGTTATGATAGGTAAGAGTTATTTACAACAAGAGTTATCTAAAATAGCATATTTAAGATTGACAACAGGTGGAGATACAGCAAATAAACGTATAGATTGGGATGTAGATAAATCACATTCTAACGATGCAGTAGTTGTAACAAATTTAATTCCTAGTAAGGATTTAAATATAGAAGAATATATAGTCAAACCAATAAGAAGAAAAAGTAAAGCTATTTATGATAATGTTAACGGTATTAAACATAGAGATATAGTGGAATACACATATCGTAATAGAGAAACACACAGAGGGTATGTTACAGGTCTTAGACCTAAAAGAAATGCTATTAATTTTAAATCACCCACAAAACACTGTAAGGCAATAAACGTTAATAAAGTTAAATTATTATGGAAGTTTACAAATATTTATTGGTTATAAAAGAACTATGCACAATTAAACACATTTTAAGGAGATTTATTATTATGGAGAAAGTTTTAAATGATAACACATTAGAAGAATTAATTAAGGGTTCGGATAACAAGGAAAAGGCTGTAGAAGAGTTTGTTACAAACTTATCTAAGATAGCGTATAATCTTTATTCTGAATATAAAGTATTATGGCAAGCACCTCAATCAGAAGAGCAAAAATACTATAGTCATCAATTACTTTTCCAAAGTCATCAAAATGACCCTCTAACTACAAAAGAACACAATAAAATGTTTAAGTTAGCTTTTGATAATAACTTAAATATTTATGAGATTAACGTTAAGTTCCGAGAAGAAGTTGAAAAAGGGAATGTATTACCTTTAGGTTCAAATATTAAAATTACAGATACAGCGGTAGGTAATATTTTATCTGGCAATGAATATAACTTTACAATTTCATTTATGGATAAAACATTATTTGATGAAAAAGAACAAAAAGAAAAAGAGGCAGAAGAAAAAATCAAACAAAAATTAGAGGAGAGAGAAAATGGATAATCGTTTTTATGATTCATTGAAAAAGAAACTTGAGAAGATTAACTTTGAAGATACACACTATGAATTTAACGAAATCGCTATCCCTATCCCTAATATGTTAATTGATGACTCAGACCCTCTTGTAGATATTGTGGAAGATGAAAATTCAAGAGAAGAAGCTAAAAGTTTTATTAAATTAGCAGGTTCAATTAATAGAAAAGAAGAAACAGGTATAAGTGTAACTCTAGAGAATACAACAGAAAAAACTTCAAAAGGGAATATAACGATTATAAATGTTATATTTAAAGTGAGTAAAAGTTTTGATTTTAAGGAGTTTAAAGATATTATGGGGAATACTAAATAAAGAAAGGATTTCCCAATGAAAAAGAAAGATAGCGGTAAAAGCTTAATCTTAAATATATTTATATTCTTTATCATCTTAATTATGATTGGTTTCATTATCTTCTATCATCAAGTTAAAGAGTATCAAGAAGAGATACAAGAAAAAGAAAGAACGATAGAAATTTACAAAAAAGATGATAAAAAAGATGATAAAACTTCTGAGAACTATGCTAAGAAACTAAGTCAAGCAAAAGAAGAAATTAAAAAGGTTAAGAAGGAAACAAACTATAAAGGTTTTAACAAACTAAGTAAAAAAGAACAAGATAAGCAATTAGATAAGTATAATGAAGGTTCTTCTAAGTATGATAACTTAGTTCTAATTAGTAAAGATATTAAAGAAAATAGTAAGATTGATAAACCTAGAATTGTGCAAGGGGATGACGGAATAGGGAAAGTAGAAGTTCCTAAAGGTATGTTAGATAAGATAGATAAGGAAAAAGTTATAGAAGGGATACAAGGAGATAGTAAAGATTTAAATAGTTCTGAACAGGATATTGTAGAAAGTGTTAATAATACGTCTACAACTCCTACAGAACCAACGCAAAGTAACCCTGTAGGAAATCAAGTACAAAATGAACCAATTGTTCCACCTCAGGTTAATACTCAAGGAGAAGTACCTCCTGTTAAATCTGTAGAACAACCACAAGTTCCTCAAGCACAACCTGAAGAACAACAACAACCTATAACACCTGAAGTTTCTCAAGTACAACAACCTAATTTATCTGAAAAACCTGTAGAACAACCAATTACTCCTAACACACCAATAGAACCTCAAGACCCTATAGAAGAACCTACAGTACCTCAAGGTACTACGGATAACCAAACAGTTCCAGAGTCTTTTGTTCCTATAGAACCTCAACAACCTATTGAAGATGACAATAATGTACCATATAGAAAACCTGATGTAACTTTAGAATCTTCTAATAAAGTACAAGAACAACCTATGGTACCTTTAGAACCTGCAATCCCTAATGAAGTTATTCCTATGGTACCTTTAGAACCTGCAATCCCTAATGAAGATAAAACAACTGATGAGGAACCTACAGAAGAAGTTCAAGAAGAAACTACAGAAAAACCTACAGAAGAAGTTCAAGAAGAACCTCAAGAAGAAGTTCAAGAAGAACCTCAAGAAGAAACTACAGAAAAACCTAAAGAAGAACCTCAAGAAGAACCTCAAGAAGAATCAACAGAACAATCTCAAGAAAAACCTATAGAAGAAGAGGAATAAACCTCTTCTTCTTTAATTTGTAAACGTTGATATATTAGACTATAGAGATTAAAAAAGTAGGTGTATAAAATGGATACAGGTATTTTAGTAACATCAATTTTAGCTTTTATTTCTTCTTTACTTATCTTAGGTATAATTATTGTTCAACTTAGACCTAAACAAACAATATTGTTCAACTCAATATTTTATGTTATAATAGTAGTATCAACAGTATACTTAACAATAATGTTTAGGGAAACTGCATCATTAATTAGATATGATATTCTCGATACAGTAGCAAATACAACACGTTATAGTTATTTCATTGATATTTGGATTGTTATGTCTGTGTCAACTATAGGTGTAGTAGTAGGATATGTTATTGTAGAAATTACTAACTATGTAAAACGAAAAAACTATGAAAGTATATGGTATAAAAAAGATTAAAAGATAATGGTGATTACAAATTGACATATGGACAAGATAAGAAGTGGGTAGAAGCTAAAAAATTTATTGAAGAACAAGGAATGAAAAATAATTGGATAGAAGTTGTCGATTACTATAGACAAATTGGTGGTAAACACGTTACGGTATTTATTGCTATAGATAAAGTTAAATATATGATATTAGAGGCTACAACAGACGATAAAGTTATTCTTGTAGATAAAGATAATCATATTAAACTTGAGGATTATGATATTGTTTATAGTAGTCGAAAGATGTTTTATTATATCGAAGAACCATTTGAAGTTAAGGTAAATGTTAGTGAAGATATTAAGAATAGAACATTTAATAATTCTACTTCAATAACGATTGTTAGGAGTGAAGAATAATTGGCAGACTTTTGGAAGTCTTTGAGGTTAGGTGGATTAAAAGACGGTACTGAGAATTACGATATAGAATTACCTGAAGAAAACCTAGCTTTAAACATAAGAGAGATAGAGAAAAATGCTAAAGACAATAATATTAATAAGTCTTTAAATGGAAATCAAAAAGCTTATGCAGAGCCTTTTTTAACTGCTTTTGATACAAACCCCGAATATAGGGATAAGAGTAGTTATACTAAAGGTGAACATAACTTGCATGATGTACTTAAAAAGTTTGGGAGTAACCCAATCTTAAACTCAGTAATACTTACGAGACAAAACCAAGTATCTATGTATTGTCAACCTGCTAGATACTCAGAAAAAGGTTTAGGATTCCAAGTAAGAATGAGAGATTTTAATAAAGAACCAGGAAGACAACAAAAAGAAGAAATTAAACGTATAGAAGAATTTTTACTTAATACAGGTAAAGATAGAGATATTGATAGAGATTCATTCCAAAACTTCTGTAGAAAAATTGTTAGAGATACTTATATATTTGACCAAGTTAACTTTGAGAAAATATTTAATAAGAAGACAAATAAACTAGAGAAATTTATAGCAGTTGACCCTAGTACAATATTCTATGGTACAAATGCTAAAGGTGAGATTATTAAAGGTGGACAACGTTACGTTCAAGTTATAGATAAGCAAGTTCGTGCTGCTTTTACTTCTAGAGAAATGGCAATGGGCATTAGAAACCCAAGAACAGATATAGGTTCAAGTGGTTATGGATTGTCTGAAGTAGAAATAGCTATGAGAGAATTAATTGCCTTTATAAATACTGAATCTTTTAATGATAGATTCTTCTCGCATGGAGGAACTACAAGAGGTGTCTTACAGATTAAAACAGGACAACAACAATCCCAAAGGGCACTTCAAAACTTTAAGCGTGAATGGAAAAATAGTTTAAGTGGTATAAATGGAAGTTGGCAAATCCCTGTAGTAAGTGCTGAAGATATTAACTTTGTTAATATGACACCAACTGCAAATGATATGCAATTTGAGAAATGGTTAAATTTCCTTATCAATATTATAGCTAGTTTATATGGTATTGACCCTGCTGAAATTGGCTTCCCTAACAAAGGAGGAGCTACAGGTTCTAAGGGAGGAAACACCTTAAATGAATCAGACCCTCAGAAAAAACTCCAACAATCTCAAAATAAAGGTTTACAACCTTTACTTAGATTTATAGAAGATTTAATTAATAAACATTTAGTTGAAGAATTTGGAGAACAATATCTTTTCCAATTTGTTGGTGGAGATACGAAGTCTGAAGAAGAAAAACTAGATATATTAACTAAAGAAGTATCTACATTCAAAACGGTTAATGAAGCACGTAAAGAAAGAGGTCATGAGCCTATAGAAGGTGGAGACATTATTCTTAAAGCTGAATATATCCAAGGTATCGGACAAGATATGAACAGAGAACGTTTTGAAGCGGAAAAAGAAGGATTACTAGGTAATGATGCACCAAATAAACTAGACCCAAGTAAACAACCTCTTGATGGTACTGATGAAGATGTTAATGGTAAAGCTGATGAAATGGGTAAAGATGGACAACCTAAAGATGATAAAGCAGGATACCAAAAACAAACAATGGATGAAGAATAAAATTAGCCCCTTAAAATAGGGGTTAATTATTTAAATACTTGTTGACAATAAAAAACCTTTATGATATACTAAGTATATAAAATAAAAGGAGAGATTAAAATGAATTACGATGTAGAAGGTTTATACGAAGATTTGAATAATAATTATAAAACAGCTAGAGAAAATAAGATTGTAAAGTCTAATCCACATTTACTTAAAAATGTAGAAGAAAATTTACATGAATTCGATGTATTGGTTAAAAATAGTATTAAGTTATCTACAATTCAAAAACAACAACTGATTTCAGATATGACAAAATCTAATGATTATTTAAAAAATGTATTGACAAAATATAGAAGAGGATGGTAATATGATAAAATGGTTAAAAGATAATGTTTTTAATTATAAAATTAAAACATATCAAATTTGTTTTTTGTATAGAAACACACAAAAACTCTATCTAAGAATAGATGCTACAACACCTGCAAAAGCAACTAAAGAAGCTAAAGAATATATAAACAGGTTCTCTACTAACAAAAATGATTATAAATTTTTAGGTGTAGAGGAAGACTAGAAAGGAAAAGGATATTATGGCTAGGAAAGTAATGAAAAGGGTAAGAGAGAAAAAAGGTTATTCTGTTCGTTCTTTAGCAGATGAAATAGGTGTGAATTATTCTTCTATTTCTTTATGGGAGAACGGTAAACGTAAACCTAGAAATGCAAATGCAACTAAATTAGAAAAGCTTCTAGGTATGCCTTTACAAGAATTACTAAAGGAGGATATAAAGGATGACTAACTCAGAAATATTAGAAGGATATTTAAATGAAGCTAGAGATAAAGTAGATACTTATGAACTCATGGAGCTTAATGAAGTTGAAAGAGTTTTAGGTACAGAAAACTTTATGAAGCTTTATGAAACAATTGAAGACCATTTAACAATTGAAGAAAGACTACATGTTTATGGTTCGTTAGATAAATTACTAAATGCTAATAAAAGTAATTTTGTAGAGTATGAAGAAGGTACAGTATACCGTAAACACTCACCTATAGACGAGAAGACAGACTTCTATTCTTCAGTATTGAGTGATAGTATTGGGCAAGCGATTGAAGACATTCGATATAACCTTAAAAACACAGGTGAGACTGTCGTTATGAGTTCTATTATTGAATATATAGTCTTAGGTAGTGACTTAAGTGAAGAGAGTTCTGCATACAGTACTGAAGTTGTTAAGTATTTAAGAGAAAATAAAAATAACTTAAGTAAGATGTTAGATAACTTAAAAGTGATTGATGATAATGTTGAGAATGGTTATTACTTAGACATTAATTTCAACAAAGAAGAAGAACCTAACGATGAAGAAATGTTAGAGATTTTAAAACTTATTAATTTCTAGGAGGATTACAATATGTTAAAATGTTTATATAGAGTTATTGTTGATGGTAGAGAAATGTTTGCAGTTGCTAAGAATGAAGATGAAATTAAGAAACATTGTTTTGCTTTCTTTGATTATAATGATATAAAAGTTTATTTTTTAAATTACCAAAATAATGATAGTGATTTTCCTTATATTATTAATAGAGAGGACTTCTTATATGCCTAAACTATATACAGATGGAGCAAGTTCATATAAAAGAGGTCTCTATGGTTCTGGATATGTAATTGTAGAAAATGATGCAGAAGTATACAGTGCAAGTATTAAAGGGAAATACCCACAATTCGTTAAGTATAATAATGTTGCAGGTGAAATATTTGCTTGCCTTTATGGTATTGAAAAATGTGTAGAACTAGGTTATGAGTCTGTAGAAGTTTATGTAGATTATATCGGATTAATTAAATGGCGTAGTGGTGCTTGGAGAGCTAAGAATGAATTAAGTCAAGCTTATATAAGTACAATGAGACATTTAGAACAACATATCGATATAAACTTTAATAAAGTTCGTGGACACAGCGGTGATTTCTATAACGAAAGGGCAGATGACCTAGCAACAATTTCAATCAACTAGGAGTGGTAATTTGAAATATGAGAATTTAGATATAGCTTTAGATTATATTAAAGGTGAAATACACGACCTACAAATAGATAGTGAAGATGAAAAGACCCAAGAACTTATTGATTCTTTAGAAGATTTATTATCATTTGTAGAACAAAATATAAAGTAAGGGGATACTTGTAAATATGGCAGGAAAATTCAAAGACTTAGAGTACAAATTAAATAATTACCCAAATGTGAGATACAATCTCATGAAACATACAGTTTTTAATGAGTTTTTATTAAAAGCTACAGATGAGCAATTACAATTTGCAGAGGACTTTTTTAATGATGGTATTTTACTATTGACAAATTCATCTAGAAGTGGTAGTGCAAAGACATATACAAGTATTGTTTGTGCTTATGCAGAATATTTAAATAAAGGTAAAGAAATAATTTTTATTATGAGTCCTGTTGAAGAACGTTCATTAGGGTACAGAGGTGGTAATGCTGATGAAAAAGCATTAGATTATTTCTCACCTTTACATGATGCTTTATTAGAATTAGAGATTAGTCCAACAAATTCAGTTAAAACATTGATAGAGCTAGACCCTAATGTAGATAAACAAAAATTAAGTGAAGCTTTTGTTACACAAGCAGTTCATACTTTCTTAAGAGGTAAAAATATTATGAATAAAACTGTTATAATTTCAGAAGCACAGAACTTTACAAGAGGAGAACTTAAAAAAACTTTAACTAGAATTCATGATAATTGTAAAGTTGTTATTGAAGGACAACCAGAACAATCAGATATTAGAAGAGAAAAAAGTGGTTTTGAGCCTTATATAGAATTGTTTAAAAAACAAGATTTTGCAGTACACCATGAATTTACTGTTAACTTTAGAGGTCGTATAGCTACTGTAAGTGATTCTCTTAGCTGGTAAAAAATGTTTGACATATTACCTCCTTTATGATATTATTTATATAAAGGAGGAATTTTATGGTTAATAAAGTAATAAAAGAAAAAAGACCAATAAATATAGTAGAGTATGAAAACGAAATATTTTATCCAACTTATATAGAATCTGGAAAATATTTTATAAATATAAAAGGGGATAAAATATATAATAAAATGTTTAATAAATTTCATAAGATAATAGAAGATATGTCTGGTTACCTTATAATAAATGTTTCTTATAATTACAAAAATAAGTATTATAAGATTCATAGGATGGTTGCAGATGTTTTTAAAATTAGAAAAGATAATAGGGATGTTGTTAATCATATAGATGGGGATGTATATAATAACCACCCTTCAAATTTAGAATGGGTATATGCTTTTGAAAATGCAAGACATGGTTTTGGTTATAGTGACTATAGATATGAAGATATTAGCGAAAGTGGAACTTTATATACAAAAGAAGAAGTAACTGATATTTATACATCTACATTACCTGATAAAGAAATTATAAAAAAATATTCTTATAAAAAACTTAATAAACAAACCTTAAATGACATTAGGAATAATATTACTTATAAATATATAACTAAAAACTTAGTTAGAGGTTATTCTGACATTAATAAAAAAAGAAATAACACAACAAAAAAACTTAAAGATAAGCATTTTGTAGAATCTTTATGGTTTAATGAATATTTTAAAAAAGGAAAATCTTCATTAGTAATAAGTAAAGAGCAAAATATTTCTAAAGGCTCCCTCTTAAAAGCATTTAAAAAATTCTATTTACCTTTAAGAAAAAGTAAAAAAGATAAAAGTTATAATATAAAGTTGGTAAAAACAATATATGACCATGACATTGATTATTTTTCAGATTACTATTATAAACTATGGTTTTATGAAATGCTTGAGAATAATAAAAGTTTAGACCAGGTATATAAAATATATGGTAAAGGTCATTCACCCAATACAATAAAAGATAAAATTAAGAAATATGGATTACCTATATTTAATGCTAATAGGAAATTTGTGATGAAATTAACAGAGGTGAATTAAATGGAATACAATAAAGAAACCGTACAAAATAAAAATGAAATAGTATTTTATGATGAAATAGAAGAGAAGTATATTAAGGAAGTTAATCATAATAATGTTCCTGTATCTTTTACAAAAATATTAGAAGAAGCTTTAACGATACCTAATACAATTAAGTTTAAGAATTCTAGGAAATATGAATCATTATTAGAGAATGACAATGTTACACCTATTAATAAAATAGAGACTACAACATATACTACGAGATTAGAAGGCTTTTAATAGCCTTCTTTTTTTTTGCATTTTATACTTGTGTTTTTAATAATTAGATGTTATAATAGAGTTAAGTTAAAAGAAAGGATTGATAAAACATGGAAGCAAAAGTGATTATAGAAGTAGAAGAAGCAAAAGAAATATTAGAAAAATTAGATAAAGGAACACCATTATATAATAAAATTTTAAACCAAGTCGTAAATGCGAAAGGAGTAGGAAAATGATTGTAATTAATAAAATAGTAGATGATATGGAAGAACTTTCTAGTAAATCAGATAATAAATATGTTTCTAATACATATAATAATGTAAGTAAATTAACAGATGAATATGAAGAAATTATGTTAGATAATTTAACCCAAGCTACATTAAATATGTTAGAAACTCAAAACATATGTAAAGATGTATGTATGGATTCAGAGTTTGCAAATCAAATAAGAACACAAATTAGAATGAGAATTGAATGTCCAGAATTAAATTCAGAAGATTTTCATAACTTATGGTTAGAAGATATGAAAGAAAAAGGATACGTTAGAGGCGATGTATTTTCTAAAAGAAATTTAACACACCCTAATGTTGTAGAATATAAATGTTTAAATAAAAATATTCACATTAAAGATAAAATTATAGATAACTTAGTAGATGCTTTTATTTAAAATACACTAAATCATAATAAGGGTTTAATAAACCCTTATTTTTTAATTGACAATGAGTTTTAAACATGGTATTATTAATACATAAGATAAAAGGAGGAAATAAAAAATGAAAGTAAAACTAAGAAACAATTAAAATTACCACAATTTATTGAATGGGTGTGGGAGAACGGTATAACAAATAAAGAGTATATTTGTAATGAATTTAAGAAAAAATCAGTAATTTTTAATTTATCGGGTTGGGCAGAATTTAGTGATGAATTTTCATATAATCCAGATGACACTTTCATAGTCGAAGTCGAGGAAGAAATTGATGAATATACAGTATTTCACACGTTAGTTAAAGTAATCGAAGATGGCACTGTTTATACCTGCACTGATGCAACAATTAATAGAGAGAAAAACAGTGCTGTAGTTGAAATTCATGCAATATTAAATGGAGTATTGAAGTTAATATGGACACATGAGAAAGGGCTGGTTGAGTAGATGATTAAGTATAATAAAAATACTTTAGTGTCCTTGTTTAACGAGTTAGAAAAAGTATTAGGTAAAAGACCTACTAAAAAAGACTGGTTAGATAGCAATTTAACACCAAGTGATATGCCTATAAGGCAAAACTTTGGTAATTGGAATAGTTTTATAGAGTATATGGGATTGTCTATATTAAAACCAGAAATATCTAGTTTAGCAAGAGATAACCTTGTTAAATCAAGAAAAGGTAAAAAAGGTGGAAATAATAAAGGTGGAAAACACAAAAGGAAGAATGGGTATATTGACATATGGATTCCTGAACACCCAAACTCCAGAAAGTCAGGCTACATTGCAGAGCATAGATATGTAATGTCTCAGCATATAGGTAGACCTTTAAGAAAAGACGAAATAGTGCACCACATAAATGAAGATAAGTCAGATAACAGAATTGAAAACTTGCAGATAATGACAACAGAAGAACACACAAAACTTCATACAAAAGGTAATAAAGATAGGTTTATAAGAAAAGGAAGTGCACAATGTATATACCCAGAATGTAATGAAGTAACTTCTAGCAAGTATAAACTTTGTACAAAGCATTATAAAATACAATGGCAAAGATTAAAAAAGGGTAATATCAGTAACATTCAAGATACTGATTATAGTTGGGAAGGTCACACACAAGAAACAAAAGAAAATTTAAGAAACTTAGCAAAAGAACAAAACAGAAAAAATGGAAAATTTTATAAGTAACACCCAAATTTATTAGAGGAGTGATGCCGAGTGAGTGAATATTACAGAGAGAGTTTGCGTATTAGAGAAGAACAGTTAAGGATTGCTAATGATTTAGTGGATTTTAAAAACGAATGTTTACAAAGATTAAATAAAAAACTGGAACGTTTAGAAAAAGAGAACAGAGAATTAAAAAGAAAGCTCAAGGAGTGTGATGGTGAGTGAATTCAATAAAACCTTGTCCGTTTTGTGGAGGTCGAGCAGATATGAGATATAGTCTTGGTAAAGCATTGATTGAATGTATAAATACTAAATGTGAAATACAACCTTCTACTTGGTTGCGTGTTGAAACTGATAGCGTAAATAAATTAGTCAAGATATGGAATACAAGAAATTACAAGGAAGAGGAATAATATAATGGAAATGAACAATGATGATACTTTAAGAAGAACTATGATTGGAAAGAATTATAAAGTAAAAGGCTATGTTGTTACTCCGTATGAATTAACAGTTAAAGCACTTGATGAAGATGAAGCTGAAGAAATTGTAAGAGAAAAAATAGATTTATCAGAAGATGAAAGAATAGAAGTAGAAGAAATAATGGAAGAATATAATTAATATATTAAATAGGAGGATGGATAGATGGCGTATGAGTATGAGAAAGAAAATATTAGAAAGCTAAATAGTTATAATGTTTTATCAGGTGGAGCTAACATTACAAAATCAATTACTGAATTACAAGAAGTGTATCGTAAAGCAAAAGCATTTGATACTTTCTTAAAATATAAAAAACATGTTGAAAAATATGGTAAACAAGGTGGAAATGAATTAGATAAGGTATTTGAATCTGTAATGGAAGAATATGAGGAGTGATAGATAGTGGTTAATTATGAATTTAGATATGTTGTTAAAATGACAAATGGTAAAGAATATGAGATTATAACTAATTTCCATGGTAAAAAAGATGTTTTAAAATATATTGATTCACATGATTACATTGATTTATTTGATAGAAAAATAGGAGAAATGGTAGCAGTAAAAAGTGAATATGTTATGTCAGTGTTATACAAAGACAGTAAAAAAACAGATTCAGAAGGTAATGTAAATTGGGCTAATAGAGAAGATTATTTAGAAGAAGAGAATGAAAGACTTCAACAAGAAAACGAACGACTACAAGAACAACTTGAAGACAATGACCTTAAATTATTGGAAGATGTTAGACATTATTCAATTAAATGTAAAGATTTAAAGAAAGAAAACAAAAAACTCAAAGAAGAGCTACGTCAAAGCGATTATGTTAAAGCTAGTGTTTTTTCTGATAGAGAAGAATATAAAAAACAAATCGTAAAACTTCATGAAGAATTAAAAACTATGGAAAAATTAATAAAAGAATATGAGGAGAGATTAGGAATGGAAGAGTTAGTAAAATCAGTAGAACAATGGAGTAAAGATAAAGGATTAGATAGAGGAAATAGTTTCGTACAGTTAGCGAAATTTTTTGAAGAATCAGGCGAGGTTGCTGCTGCATTATGCAGAAATGATATAGACGAGCTTAGAGACGGCATAGGAGACGTTATCGTTACATTAGTAATATTAGCACAACAAAATGGTATGAATTTAGAAGAATGTTTAGAGCAAGCGTATGGAGAAATAAAAGATAGAAAAGGTAAGATGTCTAAAGATGGCTCATTTATTAAAGAAAGTGATATTATTGAGTAAAGCTATAGATATGACAGGATACAAGTTTAATGGTTGTGAAGTAATAGAAAAAGAGAGTTATAAAATACATGATAGAGTTGCGGTGAGAATATGAAGAAATTAATAACTATACTAGCAATTATAATACCACTTATTGTATTAATGAAATATCTTATACAAGAATTAATCTACTACTTAACAGCAAATGATGATGTAGACTTACCAGATTTCAACGAAACAGACCACGCACATTTAAATGAGGTTTCTAAATGAAAGATGAAATGAATGAAAGAACTGTAAGAGTAGATTACACAGTGTCTTTATCTAAGCATATTACTTGGAATGTAGACTTTAATAAAGACCAAAATATTGAAGAAGAAATCGAAGAAGATATTAATAATCATCCAAATGATTATTTAGATGGAAGTATTAAAAATATTAATGTAAACGACATAAACTATTAACAAAATGATATATTAAAAATGTGTCAATTGGCACAAACTCCATAATATCTTTTTTCCTTTTTACCCCTGACTTCGGTTAGGGGTTTTTGTTTGCAATTAATTAACTTTTATGATATAATACATTTAGAAGATGAAAAGGAGATTAGATATATGGATGCAAAAGAATTTTTAGAAACACAGGGTACAGATGAACAAGAGCTTAAAGGAATTAAACGAGAAGTTTTAGATAATGCTTTTTATGTTACTCAAGACATGAATTTGTTTGAGGAGCCGAGTGAACAAGTTTTAGATTATTTAGGAACTGCAATCTTAGATTTAAGTAGCTACTTTGGACATACAATCACTAAGGAAGATATTAGTATTCCTAGTCACTACAATGGTGAGGTGGATGTTATTCAATTCTTACAAGAAGAATATTTCACAAGAGAGCAATTTGTTGGGTCTATGGTATTTAATATTGTAAAATACACAACACGTTTAGGACGTAAAGATGATACGTATAAAGAGTTAATTAAAATCTTTAGTTACTTTGTCAGATTAAGAGAAGGTCTTTCTCTCTATGAATAATAACCTTTTGGCACAATTAATCGAAGTTTTCCTAGAAGAAATATTAGACGAAGGCTACGTGTTCTTAGATGGTAATGTGGCTACACATGCACATAATTTAGGAACAACACGTTATTATACAGCTAGAGTGAATGATAATAAACGTGGGGAAATTATTTATGTTAAAATAGACCTAGATTATATGTCAGAACATTGTTTTAATTTAGAGGATGTTCATAATCATTTAATAGATGTAATATTAGAGAAAACTTTAACACAATATGAACTCAACAAACTTTATAAAGAAAAACCAGATAAAGTAATCACAACATTTTTAGAAAAATATGTAAAATGTTACATTAATTATGAGGAGCGTGAAAAATAATGTTAGAAATCAGTAAAGAATTTTTAGCAGAATTAGCAAAAAGTAATAGTCCTGTATTAAACGAGAAGCCTTTGAAGAACGAAAAGTATGATATTGGTTTTGAATTAGATGGTTTTAAATACAAATTCTCATATGATGGTACGTATTGGAACTGGGAGTACTCAGCAAAGTAGGTTAAACTATGAATATTTTAGAATATATTAAAATCAAAATAGAGTTACTAATTCAAAAACTTAAAAGAAACAAAGACACCTAAAAAAGGTGTCTTTTTTTTTATTGACACAAATAAGTATCTGTGGTAAACTGTATATATAACAGATAAAGGAGAGATATTATGGAGTTTGATAAAAAGAAATTAAAAGTAAAACGATTTTTAACAGGGGAAGGTAAGTACTTAACTGTATTTAATCACTCATATATAGAAAATGATAAGAAGGTACTTTTAGTTTCAGTTAAAAAAGAAATTGATTTAGATACGTTAGAAAGACCATTAACTGAGAAAGACTTTAATTTTGTTTTTACAATCATTCAAGTTAAAGGATACTGTGCAACACACTGTGACCATAATGATTTTTATACTTATTTAGGTGACGTAAGAGACTTTGAAGAAGGTACTCAATTAGCTTTTGATTTTATTAAAGAAAATTTAAAAGATAAAAATATAGAAGAATCATTATATTTTATTAATGAAGTTAATAAGCTTTCACCATTTTTAACTGAATGGAAAGATTATATTGAACAAAGAGATGAAATTGGTAATTATCCTAGAGTTAATACTATGAACACTCTAAATAAGAACAGTAATAGATATGTACATTACTTTAGACAAGATAATAATGATGGTATTATTTTCTATTTATATGATGAAGAGTTAGATAAGAAAATCCCTGTTACTATAGTAGAAGGAGACTTAAATACATTAAGTATATCACTCGATACTGTATACCAGTTTAAAATACCAAAAGAAGTTGGAGATATAGAACAGTGGATAAGTGATTGTTTATTAGGAGCTAAGAGGGAGTACCTACAAGCAAAAGAGAAAGCAGAAAAAGGTACACAAGAGAAAGATAGATTACCTATGATTCTTGCTATGTTGTCATCTCCTATTTATATTGGTGGGTATATGCCTACTTCAAATTTAACTATAAAAAATGAAGGTACTTTAAATATAGATTTAAGAATAGGGTATATAATAACTTTAAAATATACTAAAGAAACGAATAAAACAACATTCAATTTAATACTAAACGAATTGGAAACTACACTTGTAAATGTTGTTAAAAATAAAGAGATTAAAAATATTGAAGATTTACGTAAGTATCTACATGAGGTTGCAGAACCTTTACTTATGTAATTTATAGAGGTTCTTAATTGAACCTCTTAATTTTAAAATAGTTGTTGACATATAGATAATAGTATTATATACTATAAATAGGAGGATGATATTATGGCATATATGTCTATAGTAAAATTTAGTAATATAGTAGGTGAATTAAATGATGATAACTAAAAAAGTTAGAATTAAACCTACTAAACAACAAGAAAAACAGTTATATAAATCTTCAGGAACAGCAAGATTTATATATAATTGGGTCTTAGGAAAACAACAAGAAAATTATAAACAAGGAAATAAATTTATACCTGATTCTGTTTTACGTAAAGAAATTACTCAACTTAAGAAAACTGAAGAATTTAATTGGTTAACTGAGGTAAGTAACAATATCCCTAAGCAATCAGTTAAAGATTCTTGTAACGCTTACAAGAGGTTTTTTAAAGGTCAAGCTAAGTTTCCTAAATTTAAGTCTAGAAAGAAAACAAGACCTAGTTTCTATAATGATACACAAAAATTAAAAGTAAAAGAAAAATTAGTATTATTAGAAAAAATAGGTTGGGTTAGAACCTCAGAACAACTTCCTACAGATACTAAATACTATAACCCTAGGATTACCTTCGATGGTAAGTATTGGTATATAAGTGTTTCTATAGAAAAAGAAGATGAATATGAAGAACTAACAAATGAATCTTTAGGTATTGACTTAGGGATAAAAGAGCTAGCAATATGCTCTGATGGAACTATTTATGGTAATATAAATAAAACAGTAAAAACTAAAAAATTAGAAAAAAGATTACGTAGATTGCAACGTAAGGTATCTCGTAAATACCAAAACAATAAAGAAGGGAGTACGTTTGTTAAAACTTGCAATATTATAAAACTTGAAAAAGAAATCAAACTACTACAACGAAGATTGTCTAATACTCGTAAAAACCATTTACATCAAACTACATCTTCTATAGTGAAAACCAAACCTAGAAGAATTGTAATTGAAGATTTGAATGTGAGCGGTATGATGAAAAATAGACATTTAGCTAAAGCAATACAAAAACAAGGTTTCTATGAATTTCGTAGACAGTTAGAGTATAAAACTAAGAATAAAGGTATTGACTTAGTTATAGCAAATAGATTCTTTCCTTCTAGTAAGATGTGCTCTAACTGTGGAACCATTAATAAAGACTTAAAACTATCAGACAGAGTATTTAACTGTGAATGTGGTTTTAGCATTGATAGAGACCTTAATGCAAGTATTAATTTAGCTAACTATAATATTTAGAATATCACTAACACGATACTAAATATATGTACCATTCGTTGTATGGGAATTTAAGCCTTTGGAGTATCACACAAACCTTAGTAGAGTAATCAGAAGTAGCTATTTATAGTGAAATACTCAAAAAGGGGTACGTTGAATAAGGAATAAAATTTATAGAGTTTTATAAATTTTTGACAACGGATTAATATGGACACATGGTATGCTTTATGTTATTATGATAAAGTAGGTAAGAAAAAAGTACCTAAACAAATCAGAGCAAATAGAGATATTTCTATCTTAGAAGAACTTAAAGAAAGACTAGAAGAACGTAACCCAGATACAGAGTACAGTATTAAAACTACTAAAGAATTTGATAAAATTAGAGAGGAGAGAAAATAAATGGATAAAGCAATTGAGAAAGCAAGTAATGCACTAGGGCAAGGATTTTCGACAATGGTATGGCAACAAGTATTAATAGGTTTAGGTTTTGTTTTATTAGGTGTAGCACTAGCATTTGTAATTTGGGTATTGGTTAAGAAGTTTCAAGTACCTTTCAATAATCCTACTGCATTTGTTGTATATGTTATTATGATTGTAGCTATTGTTGCAAGTTTCATTTGGGGAGTGCTTCATATTTTAAACCCTGAATATTATGCAATTTTAGAACTTAAAGGATTTATAAAATAAACTTTTAGAAACCTATTGACAGTAGGTTTCTTTTATTATATAATAAGATTATAATAAATAAGGAGGAAATTACAAATGGATCATAAAGAGGTATTAGAAACTATTAAAAAGAATAAACCATGTAAGGTTAGATTTACTGGAAATATTTTAGTAATTGTTAACACAGAATTTAATGCGGACACTGATAAAGGTGTATTGCAAATTGATGTATCAAATATTAATAAAGATGATTACATTAAGCTACAACAGTATTGTTTAGAAAGAAATGATTACACTGTAGCAGGTTCTATCTTATTTTAAGGAGGATATTATAATGAAAATGATTTTAATTTCAGAAGATGAAAACTATGAACTTATTTTGGAAGAAGTAAGAAGACAAGATGAGTATAATAATTTAACTATTGGTGTTTTTGATTTAGATGCAGACATTATTTTAGCTAAAGCATTTACACAAGAAATATCACACCTAGCAAATACAGAAGGTAATACTACCTTAAGAATAGAAAGTGATGGGTACATCTATGAATATGACTACGTTAAGAGAGTATTTCTTGAAAAAGCAGTTACTTTCGGTTATATAAGAGACAGCATTACAATACTTCTTTGGTCTCAACCAAAACCTTCAAACTATGAGTTTTTAATTCATCAAATGAAAGCTATTAAAGCAATGGCAGATGATAAAATGATTCATAGACATATAGATGCAACATTAAAAGAAATTAATGATAGAGGAAATTATAATGAGTAGGATAGAAAAATTAGAAAATATTAAGAAAGAATTTGAATTACTACTACAAGAAGAATATGATTCAAATACTGCAAGTGTTCATAGTATGGTAGAGAGCTTGATAGCTATAGAAAGAGTAAGAAAACTAAAAAATAAAGGAGAAATCCAGAATGGCAAATAAAGTATATCAATTGGAATTCATAAAAGATGGTAAAGCAACACAGGAAGAAACAGTATATACAAATATAGATAATGTAATATGGTCTTTGGAAGAAGAAGGGTATAAAGAGGTAGGTATTAACATTTATGAAAAAGTAAAAGGTGTAGTAATTAAAGATTACGCAGTGATTAAAGAATTAACTCATTATGAGGGTCGTAAGATGCCTAAAGAGCATGTTTATTTAAGAGAACCTATATATTATAGATTTTTATTATTTAGTTATGAAAGTTACTACCCTAGTGGAGGTACAGGAGATTTAAAAATTAGTTTTAATACTATCGAAGAGTTGGAAGAAGATTATGAATACCTACCTTTCGGATTAGATGAATATATTGAAGTATTTGACACTAAGACAGGTAGAACTGTAAACGAAAGTGATTACTTCACTGAAGTAGTTGAAGAAGTAAAAGAGTATTTAAAACAAAATAAATAAAAAACTTTAACTCTATCTATTGACTTAGGTAGAGTTTTATTGTATAATAAGAGTATATTAAATAAAAGAATCATTTTATTAATAAGGAGTTGTTTTAGGAATGATTAATTTAGAAAAATATGGATTTAGTAATTATTGTTTAGATAATGATTTAGTATTATACCGAGTAAAGAAAGATAATACACTTGCTAAAGTACGATATAATAAAAACAAAAAAGGGTATCAGTGTTACCCTGACAACTTAAAACAATCAAGAGTAATCAAATATGAGTCACTTATTCAATTATTTAGTTGTGATAACTTATTAGACCCTAAAAAGGAATGGGAAAGACTGTGTTTTGATAGTGAGTTAGATAATGAGTACTATCTATCTAATTATGGGGATATTATCAAATTACCGACATTAACATCACCAATGAAAGTGGTTGGCTTATCAAAACATAATGAAGGATATTTGAGGTTTGGGTATAAAAATAAATACTACTATGTACATAGACTTGTTGCTGAACATTTTATAGGAAAGATACCTGAAGATTATGTAGTTAACCATATAGATGGAGTTAAAAATAACTGCTACTATAAGAATTTAGAAATAATACCTTTTGAAGAAAATGTTTCACATGCGTGGTCTTCAGGACTACAGCATAGAAATCCTTATCAGAAGAAAAATAATTCATATAGATTAATAGGAGAAAATGATTTAAAAGAGATTAACTTCAAAAGAAGATTTAAAGCATATACAGTAAAAGTGTTAGCTGAAGAGTATAACTGTTCCATACCTTACATGCAAACAATAATTAGTCGGTTAAAAGAATCTGATAATGTTGACGATAAGGATTGGGTAAAAAGTTTAATGAATAAAGAGTTTAGTGCTTAGTAAAACACACATTTTATAAGGAGGAATTATAATGGTAGATAACATAACAGAATTATTAAGTCTAATTACAAAAAGTATGAGTGAAAAAGGTGTAGAATTAAATCACGTAGATTTATATGAGGAAGCAGTAAGCATCAACAATAAGGTTAAGGTTTGTATAGCTAATGATAGTTATATCACCCATAAAGAAAATGAAGGAGGGGGTAGAAGGCATTTGACGGATGACGATATGCTAATGAGGGTTTTAGAATTACTTAAACCTATTATTAGTAAAGGAGACTACGTTACTGATGGTTATACTTCAGGTATTCTTATTAAAATAGATGAAGACGAGTATAACATTGTGGATTTTACAAGTTGTGAAACGATTTATCATAAACATAAGTCCTTAAAAGAATTAGAAAGACAAGGTTGGAAAAAGGTTATTTAAATCGTTATATAAGAATTTATATATAACAAGATGGTATATTATAGATGATATATAATGTATAAAGGAGATAACGATATGGCAGTATTAAAAATATATAATAAGGAAAAAGAACTTATCCTTGTAAGTCAGGAATTTACAGGTGATAAAGGGTGGGGTTTACTTACAGACTTAATACCCTATACTACTTATGAAGAAGGAACATACTTTGTAAGTTGGGAAGATAAAAATTATGAAACAGAATTAATACCTGTACCTAGATTTACAACAGAAAGTAGTACAAATAAAGAATTAGTATTTTATTTTAAAGATGCCTTAACAGTTAAACCTATGACAGCTTATGATATTGCAGTTAAGAATGGTTTTAGTGGAACAGAAAAAGAATGGGTTGAATCTATTAAAGGAGAACCAGGAGATAGTGGTTTAAACCTCACACAAGGTGGAAGTGCTTATGAATATGCTCTAGATAATGGTTTTGAAGGAACTGAAATTGAGTGGTTAGAATCACTTAAAGGAGACAAAGGGGATAAAGGAGAACCTGGTGAAAAAGGGGATAGAGGGTTCAAAGGAGATAAAGGTGACAAAGGCGATAAGGGTGAGCCTGGTGAAAAAGGTGAAATAGGATTTAAAGGTAATAAGGGTGAGCAAGGGGAAAGAGGACTTCAAGGAGAAAAAGGAGAAAAAGGTGACAAAGGAGATAAAGGAGAAGATTTTACTTATCAAGATTTTACACCTGAGCAAATAGAAGAGTTAAGGACACCTATTAAAGAAGATGTATTAGATATTGGGAAAAAAGTAGAGAGAATCTATGGATTATCACAATCTTCAGTGAGTATATATGTGAGTAAGACAGGAACAGATAATGGTAACGGTACAAAAAGGAATCCTTTTGATAGTATTCAAAAAGCATTTGATAGTATTCCTAAAATAATAGATAAACGTTATACTGTCCTAGTAGAACCAGGAGACTATGACGAAGAAGCATACTTAACAGGTGTGATTGGTGGAACAATATTTATAAGAAGCACAGAACCACCAGAAAATATCGAAAACATAAATGTACGTGTTAAGGCTTTAAACTTCTATGACATCATGGGGTATGTACACATTGAAGATATGGGTACTTATGGTGGAGAAATAAACAGAAAAGCATTTATACTATTTAGTAGATGTATATATGGTTCTATAAGTCGTTGTAGGATGGATAGAAACATACCTGGAAAAATAACACTTTATTGGGATGGTAGCTTCGGTTCATTAGGAACATCATATCTAAGTAATCAAGATTTATGTATTCAATCTCAAAATGGTAGTACAGTTAGAATAGATGACAACATAACTTCAGGTACAGGTAATGTAGTTGCTTTATATTCATTAAATGGTTTTATTTTCAAAAGTGGCTCAAACGATTGGATACAATCAGCTAGTATTCCAGAAAAGAAAGAAAATGGTGGTCAAATATATAGTGATTTAGGAACTTGGACTGACCTAGATTATCAAAATGATTGGAAAGTACAAAGTGGTGTACAATTAAGGTATAAAAAAATTAGTGAGGATATGGTATTTGTATATGGATGGGCTAATAAACAACCTATGGATACTACGGTTATAGCAACATTACCAGAAGGAGTTAGACCTATAAACACACAAAGGACACCAGTGGCTATTACAGGAAGTGCTTTAGTACAAACCTCATTACCAATTTTAGATATTAAATCCAATGGACAGATAGTATTAGTGAATACTGGAACAGTGCCACCAAATAATGGTATAGCTATTAATATAATGTTTCCAATTAGATAGTTATAAAAGTAGTATAAAAAAAAACACTAGATAAACTTAGTGTTTTTTTATATATATTTTAGTTGACATTTACTTTTAGTTATGTTATAATAGGTATATAAATAATGATAGGTATTTGTTTATACAACAGAAAGGATGTAATTTATGGATTATGAAACGTTTTTAGCTTTATTTGACGAAATGAGGGAATGTAAAGTTAAAAAAATTGGTGAGTATACCTTAGAGTACGTTTACTTTGGCAATGTAATGATACAATCCCCACCCGAAGAATATATTTTTTATACCAAAAATAACGATACTATTAATGCTAATATTGGAGATGACTTTATAGCAAAAAAAGGGTACGGAGATAGCTACAATAAAGGTAGTAAAATAAAAGATTTTAATACAATTACAGAGTACCTAGACTATTTGTACGATATATGGGAAGAAGAAAATAAAGAAAAGCTAGAAAAAGAAATAGAAAAAGATATTAATTTTATAAGTATTTGTGATGTATCAGGGTCTTCTACTGTTGTAAAACAAAAAGATACTAAAACTAACTTAAATTCTTTTATTAAGGGTCTTGTTTTTAACGGAGGTAACTCTTTAGAATCTAAAAAAGGTGATAAATCTACATGGTTCAAAAACAATATTACCCATATAGACACTGTGTATTACAAGGAGGAGGAATAATAACGATGTTTAAAAAAAATAAGGAAAATATAACTATAACAAAGGAAGAAAACAAAAAATGGGATATTTTTGAAAATACTTTAAGAGTGTTTTTAAGAGAAACCCAAAACATAATAATCACCTTTAAAAATGGTTATAGCTTCTCCTCTAGAAGGATACCTCGTGAGAAGTTATTTAAAGATGAAGAGGTTTATGAAATTATATATTATAAACCTAATGGAGATAAGTTAACTAGAATTACAGATGGTCTTATTCTAGCTAATGATGATATGGCAAGTTTTACAAACTCAGTTACAGAAGAAGAATTACAAAACCCTACCTGTGTTCCTAAAGTTCTGTACCTTAGAATACAGGAAAAAATAAAAGAGGTAGAGCAAGAAAAATTTATTAGTGAAAATGTGCAAAAGGTGTTAAAAAATAGTGAGTATATTAAAACATTTAAATATAAGGTGGAAAAATAAATGAAATTATACCAAGTAGAACATGATAATTGTGAACAATATGAAGATAACTATTCTTACAGAGAAGATACAGTTTATACAAATAAGAAGAACTTAATTAAACGTATTAAAGCAGAAGGCTATGAAGAAAAAGGAAGAGGGTACATCCCAGATGGGCATTTTTTCTATTACAAAGATAATATAGAAGATGTACCCTTATTTAGAGAAGATATGATTACGATTCATGAAATCTATTTAAAAGAAAATTAAATAAAAAAATTAACTCTACGTATTTACTTTCGTAGAGTTTTACTGTATAATAGGTATATAACTAATAAGGAGGAATTATAATGGAAGATTTAGAATTACACAAAAATAGGATGCTTAATGCTTATAAAAGTTTACAAAATGTAATAGATGAACCATTCACCGTTAATAATAACACTTTTACTATTATGGATTTAGAACATAGTAGACATTCAGAATTTGATGTTTTAAAAATTACTATAAAGTACAAGAGTAAAGTAAACACACTTGAACTGTTCGCTACAAAATATGGCATATTCAATGTAAAACCTTATAATGAAACAGGACACAGAGAAATAGTGTTGGGGAGACTTGGGTATCTAAATAATACAGATGTTTTGAAGGGGATATGCAAAGAAATTAGATTACACACTCAAAGTTTTTGGGTGTACTACAATGATAAAGAAGAAATTTTAGACTATTTAAATGAATAGGAGATATAGTATAAATGAAATCTTTATATCAAATACAAGAAGAATTAAAAAATAAAGATTTAATTGCAAAACAACTATCAGAAAAGAAAGAGTCTAGTGTAAAAATAGAAGTAGTTATTAAATTTTAAAAAAAGGAGAATTATTTATGGATAGTTCTAAAGAATACTATGAGTATATATATGAGTATATAAAAGAAAAGTATAAGAATGAAAACTTAAGTCTTGGGGAGATATTATATTATGAAGTTTTAGATGATTTACAGGGAAAAGATAGTATACTAAATAAGGAGGAAAACTAATGTATATCTCAGATACTACACGATTAAAAGACTACTTTAAACAAAAAAGTGGTAAGTACTTAAAACTTAACAATGGAGAAAAGGTAAAGTTAAGTAAAACTATAGAAGAATCTTATGTATTAACCTTAGTCTTTAAATACGATAACAAGACACTATCTATCCCTTTCGATAATCTCTATAGTGAGGCTATAGCAGTCCATATACCTAAAGGATTAGAAAAAGGTCACTTCACATCAAAGATACTTAAATTCAGAGATGTAAACTTTATATCAGTCATATTAAATAAAGTATTAACAAGTTGGACAGAACAAAAAGAATTATTACCAGAATTAGAATGGGAAGATTAACCCTAGAGGTCTCTTATTTAAAGACCTCTTATTTTTACATACTTAATGTTGACATTTATTAGTTAGTCTAATTATGTTGACATTTTATTTTTAAGAATTTAAATTTTAAAATCATTAGTGTTGACATTTATATACTAAGGTATTACTTATATAATTACGGGGTGGGTGAGCGGGTATATATAAGATAGATAGATAAATAACTAATAGTGTTGACTTACATTTCAAGAAAATTATAATTCCAAAAATTTTACCACCAAAAATTTACTAGAAAATTATAAGCCTCATGAGAGTGTGGGGTAGCTATTATATTGTACCCCACTTTATGGCTATTTTATACGGGGGTACTCAATTAAATAATTTTTTTATATAATAATTAATAAAATAAATAAAGTTAATAATATAAATTATTATTTTTAAGTTTATAAAATATTTATTCTTAATTATTTTATTTTAATTAAGTTTTTTAAATTAATTCATAACCTTACACAAGACACAAAGAAGTACCTTACACAGTACTAACATATAATAGGATACATAATACCTAAATACAATTAAATTTAAACACAAGCAATCTAAGTCCTTTCTGTGTACCTTACAGACTAAATGAAGCGGATAAGACAAAAGAAAAAAGACTATCAAACGATAGCCTTTAATTATGTTCTTTATTCTTAAACTTAACAACCTTTTCTAAGTCTTTAACAGACTGTTCTAACCGCTTCAATAACATTGTGTTATAGTCCATTATATATCCTCCTTATTGGTTACTGTATATCTTATAAGTCTCTTTCTTCTATCATGCCTTGTGCTACTAATTCAACCGCTAAGCATACAAAGTTAATCTTGTCTTGGTCAGTAGGTAGAACCTCTAAGTCCTCCATATAATCGAATATAAGTTCCTCTTGTTCGTCTTCATCCATATTATCCCAATCGTCTTCATTGTCTGCTATTGCCTCTTGTTCTGCTTTCTCACGTAACATTTCTAGCATTTCATCTTCAGTTGTAAACTCTAAGTTAGTATAGTTATTTAAATCACTCAATAACTCCATGTTAGTTAGGTCGTAAAACTCCCCACCAATAGTACCCTCTACATAATCAATCACAGTATTTTCAATATCAGTGTAATAATTATCAAAGAAATTAATAATATCTTCATTGTACATTAGTTCTCCAGGTGCTACACTCATAAGTCCAAACTCTGCTAAATCTCCAATGTGCATAGTTCCTTCTGCTTCTCTAGTTTCTAAAAATTCTCTAATTGTATTCATTATAATCAATTCCTTTTCATTTAGTTTAGTAGTGATTTAATCACTCTATAAGATACCCACCACCGAAGCGGTGGACACCCTAACAATGATTAAAGTATGTTTTCTATTTCTTCATTTTCTACAAGTTCATTGTAACGATCTACAATTTCATCTTGATAGTCTTCTATATCCCAACTATTAACACTGTCTAAGTTGCCATATACGTTTATTTGAAAATATTCATCGTTCCAGTTAAAATCTCCAAAGTGTGCCATTCTTAATATTTCTGTAGGCTCTAAACCAGTTAAAACATCGTCAAGCTCTTCCATTTCAAAAAACTCTAAGTTATCTAAACTACTATCAAATTCATTTACTTCCATTACCATTAATCTTAATTGTTCTACTGTATAAGTGTTATTCATATCTAAACATCTCCTAATAATTTTTTTGTTTTTCTAACTACCTTAATATTACCATCTATCTGCTAAAGTGTCAACAAGTATTTAAAACTTTTTTTGAAGTTTTTTATTTAGATCCGAAGCGGTTTATATAATTTTTTTATTTAACTTCAATTGCATCAATTAAATATTTTCTATCATAAACATCTGCCTCAATTTGTTTATGAATTTTTGTTACTGTTATATTCTTGTCTACATTTGTATAATATTTATCGAAGTATTGCCCAACATTTAACTTACCATGAATAGGTGCTAAAGTCAATTCTACATTTTTTAAAATTTTAACAGTTTTCATAATTATCAATTCCTTTTCTAATTATTTGTTATCTTAATATTAACACGTTGTTTCTAGGTTGTCAACATTTATTTAATAAAAATGTTGATGTTATCTTGAATTCTGATAAGATAATCAATTGTTGCAACTATTCCAGTACCTCCAAATAAAATAACTAGCTTATCCGTTAGTGGTGTAGATTTGTATTTCTTACCATTTAATTTAAATTTTATCATTGTATTACCTCCTAATTAATTTGTATCTAAATTATAGCATACATTAAATATTTTTGTCAAACATTATTTTTTGTTTTCTTCTTCCATGTAACCATAAATGAAAGCACTCATCATTACAAAACCAAATATGAATAACATAATTTCCGACCTCCTAATTAATTTGTATCTAAAGTATAACCTATAGTAGATAATTCTGTCAAACATTAATTTTAAGTCATACAGACCAAAGAGAACCTTCTCTCTCTATCATTCAATACTAATAAGGATAAATACATCATAAAACGATTTAAGTTAGATAATTGAGAGAAAACCTTTACCTCTATAGTACATCTATATATCACGAACATTTAAAGCTAATTCTGTAAAAACATTCGTATTTGATTAAATAATTACCGTTAAAAGATTTAATAATAATTTTTTTATTCGTAAATTCTATATTTAATCTTCTGTCATTCCCACAAGTCCAACAATTACAAGTGAGCCAATTCCCCAAAGAATAATACCACTAGTTACTAATACGCCTATAGCCATTTGTTATACCTCCTAAAGTATCTGTATTTCTTAACTATCTATAAGATAACATACATTAAAACATTCTGTCAAACATTAAATATAATTAAAATCATTTCTATACTATAGAGAGCAAAGATAAACCCGCTTCTCTATCATTAAATATATTCTAGGATAAATACATCATATAATAGTATAATCCAATGAAAGCTAATAGAAGTTAATCTGTATAAGGTAATACATTGAAGCGGTTAACAACATATTAAAAAGTCAAACACTTATCTTAAGTTAATTTAAGTAAATATGATATACTAGAATAAACATATATTGAAAGGATGTATATAAATGGATGTAAAAAGTACTGTTATTGTATATAATGAAGAAGAAAACACAACAATGATACAAACAAAGGTTAAGAAAGACATAGAAAAGGTTTTAAATAAATATCCTTTAAATAGTATTGAAATTATTGAAACCGATAAAAATAACAGACCTTTAGAAATTAGGACGACTGTAGAAGGTAAACATATTATGATACCTAGTTACAAGTCAAAAGAATACAAGCAAGACCTAATAAACAAAATGCACAAAGGTATACAAGATAAAAAAAGAAAAATAACCACCTAACCGCTTCTAAATGAAGCGGATATACATATACAACCCTCTCAGACACCTCACATTGAACAATAACTATAATTCAATACAAATATGCCCTATAACTCTTACAGACCAAAGAGAGCCTACTCTCTCTATTATTTAATACTATTAAGGATAAATACATCGTAAATACATTAATCTATACAGAACAAAGGTAAAGTTAATCTGTATAAGAAAGTGTTTGACATTATACCTAAACTGTAGTATCATGGAAGTGATACCCTAAAATATCTATAATAAATTTATATAATAATAAAAGAAAGTAAAAAGAATTTCCCTAAACCTATTGCAATTTATACCAAAATGTAGTATCATTATAAGTGAAGTAGAAATCAGACTTCCAGAGTTACTCAAGAGGAGTAACGGGAAAGACTCCGACTAAATTCATTTAAGTATTACACTACACTAAATAAAATATATCTAATATTATCATTTACTAATACCTAATTGATAATATAATTTTATTATTTAAACCTCCTTAACTTTTTACTCTTATAGAAATATAACTAAATTTGAATAAAATAAAAATATAAATCCCTTGCCTACAGTCTTTTATTTTTTAGTGCCTTTATCCCTAGGGTAAAAGGTTAGGTTTATAGATTAGAATCATTCTAATCTATAATATAGTCCGCTTCATATCCGTAGCAAATCCTTTAGTGCGGGAAACCGTAACAGTATACTATATAAATTATTTATAGTATAATAAACCTTTTTAGCCTTGTACTACCCTACATAATTTGAATACGATATCACACAACCTAATAATAAATATATTTAAACCGCTTCATTAACTAAACATTGAAGCGGTTATTTTTTTATATTCTATTTTATAATTTATTTATATAAAACCTTTCATATAAGTTAATACAATAATTAAATGGTATAACACTGTATAAGAAGTAAAACTTTTCCCTTGATTACAACTGATTAACTACTGATTATAATTCATTAATTAATCATTAGCACACAATATAATATCACTAGCATTGATTAGCCTACAATTAGATAAAAAATTTATACAATAAAATAAGTATTGAAGAGGACACTATTAGTTAAAAAGTTTAATAGGTGGGTAGGCGATATAAGTATAAAGTTATCTGATGGGGAGGTTAAAGAATTCCCAGGTTAACTAATAACTTAATTATTCTATAAATTAATTATTTAATTCTTTTTTTTTTAATCTATTCATAGGTTAACTAATAATTTAATTATTCTATAAAAATTTTATTCTTTTTTTATCTTATTTTGTTTTTGTTCTATAATAAAATTATCCTATTCTTTTTTTAATCTATTCATAGGTTAATTAATAAGTTTTTTCTTTTATAAATTAATTTTCTTTTAATAAGGTTCTTTTATAAATTAATTTTCTTATAATTATTTTATTTAACTTTCCTTTTATTCTATACGGTAATTATTCTATAATAAAGTTAATTATTTTTCCTTTTATTCAATTTTGTTTTTATACTATAGTTCTTTTATTCTATATATTGGTTAATTAATAAATTAATTATTTTATTTCCTTTTTATTCTATATCATTTCTATTCTATTTTGTTTTTATTCTATAATTTTTTTTTATCTTATTTTTCTGCATTAAAAAAACCTAGGAATTTAATCCTAGGCTATTGTATAATTTTTTTATTAAATTTCTTTA